GACGATGAGGCGAAGTTCTTCCGCAGTCACCAGCATCATGTCGGGCTGATCGTCCGGGCTATCGCGGTCGGGAAGCTCGGATACATCCTGAATGATCGTTGCTACAGCCGCTTCTATTTCATTGGGGTTGGTGGTCATGAGCGGGGCTCCGATGACTTAGGCTGGAAGATCGCGACAAGCAGCGAAATCACCCAACCGGTGAAAAGGAAAAATTTGAGAAGAAACCACGGGAACGGCGGGCAGTCCTCGCCAAGGGCGAACCATCCCGCTCCTGCCATTGCGAGGCACATGAACCCCACAAGCGCACTGGACACCGCCGCTGTCGCCACGAATACGAAGACGCGGAAGATGAGTTCATCAACGATGCGCTTCATTGGCCGCGCCTCCCTTGATCGCGAGGGCGGCGTCGTCCGGCTCATTCTCGTAAGGAACGCGACTGGCGAACGCCTCCAGCGCCTTGTCGAGGTCGCGGCTCCCTTCGGACATGTCATCACGGCCAAGCAAGGACTTTGCCGCCTCACGATCAGCCCGCGTCACATCAACCCCTCGCGCGGGGGACTGCGTTGCGTTGGTCATGCTGCGTTACTCCTGCGAATATCGCGGAAAAGGCGGCCCAAAGGCTTTGTGTCGTATTCGCTCAAGCCGAGCCGACGCATGGTGCTCTCCGACGTGCCGAGAGCCATCAGAACGTCTCGCGCGATCACGTCTTCGCCATGCATGTTCATGATGTTGGCGACCGCGATCAGATAGCCCGCGTTGAAACTGGCCTTATCGATCTCAGCCATCATCCCTCTCCCGAAAGCCGGCTGTGCACAGAGGCGGCGCGGCGGAGGTGGCCGACATTCATGACCGCGCGCACGGCGGCCCCGTCAGACACGCTCGTCACGCCATCGGTGCCGATCAGCGCAATGCGTAGCGTTCCCACAAGCGGCCCCAGTGCCTCCTTCGCCTCGGCCAGATCGGCGCGGAGGGAATGAACTTGGCCGTAGAGACCGTTCAGTTCCTCGATTTGGAGACCCTGCTCCGCTTCCACCCGCTCGATCTCGGCTAGGAGCGAGAGCACTGCGGCAGGCTGGGCAGCGACGATGTATTCCGCGTTGGCGCTGTCCTGATCGAGCGTGGATCGCCGCGCGTTCATCGTCGCGATGGTCTGCCCATTGCCCTCGCCACCTGGAACGGTGCGAGAGAAAATCAGACCCGCAACTCGATCTGGCACTTCGGCCGCGTCGGCCTGCATCACTGCAAGCAATTCAGCGTCATCTGCGACGAGGCACTGCCACGGCCCGCTCGTAGCCCTCTCCGCCAACTGCCTTAGCTTCTCGCGATCGGGGGTCATGCTGCGATGTCCTGTTGGGCGGCGGCCAGAAGCATGTGGCCAACCACTTCGGCCATTGCTGGCGGGTTGCTATCGCCTAGGGCCTCGATGCGCTCGCGACGCTCATGCACGTCTTCGGAGCGCCAAGTATCCAGATCGAAAGCTGGGATGGAATGCGGGTTCCAATCACCTCTGGAAGCTGCTGCCCGCGCGACGCGCTCAATCGCGGATGGTCCCGCCTGCCAGGCGATCTCCAGTCTCGACAGGCTGGTGCAGGCAATAAGGTACACTCGCCGGCGCGGATACGGAGCACCAATATCGTGAGCGCCGAACTCAAATCGGGCCACGTGGAAGCCAGCACGGGAAAGATCTCCAGAGACTTCGGCTTCCCACGCAGAGTTGCCCGGCGGCTGCTCCACGACAAACCATTCGACACCGGCACGGAGCCCGGCAACGAGCATGTAGGGCCACAGAGATACGCCGCTCCTATAGCCGTGTATGGCTGCTGCGACGCTGGTTTGCTGACAAGGAGGCCCGCCGAAGCAGACGTCGGCTCGAATGGCAGGCAGGGCTCGAACATCTTCATAAATCTCGGCTCCGGGGTGAAGTCGCACCAGCTCTTGGCGCCGGCGCTCGTTGCTTTCGCACAGTGCTGCGATCTCAAATGCGCCGGCGCGCAGAAGGCCCAGGCTGTGGAAACCGATGCAGGAGAAGAGGTCTAGGACACGCAGACCCATCTACTCACCTCCATTGATACGGGCATTGCGGATCGCAGTAGGCCCGGCACGATAGGTGCGGACAAAGGCCACGCCGATGAAAACAGCCAGGCTCGCCATAATTAAGCTGGCGATTGACCAGAGAAGAACTGCCATCCCCTACCCCTCCCTCTTCGCCAGCGCGGTGGGGTTGTCTTCGGTGACGGTTTCCTCCGCCTCCTCGACGATCTGGTGCTCGAGCGCCTCGAGCCTCGACAGCGGCTGCACGTCGGCCTCGGGCTGGCGCGTCACCTCCGCCTCGATGGGCTCGCGATGGCTCAGCGTCTCGTCGCGCTCGAAGGCGTCATCCAGATCGCTCGACATCGGCAGGCGTTTGGACAGGCGGCGCATCACGGTCTTGCGCGCCATCTCCGACCACCACTGCACCCACGGGCCGTTGCCCTTCGAGCGGCTGACGTTGCGGACCTTCTCGATCTCCTCGTGGCTCATCACCTCGAGCAGCCGGGAACCATCCTTCAGCACCGCCGTCGCGTAGGCCCCAATCGGCTTCCCGCGCGGCTGGTCAAGCGCCGGAGGCTCATGCTCGACGCTCTCGTCGAAACCGAGCTTCCAGACGAAGTGGTCCTTCTCGTAGACCACCTGCGCGGAGACGTAGGCGACCTCACCAGACTGCCGGACCTTCTTAAGGATGCCGGCGATCATCGGCATGGCCTGCGCCTTGTCGCCGAACTTCACGATCGCGGCCTCGCGCCCATCCGGCAACAAGCCATCCTGCGCGAGGCGGACGATAGCGCCGAACAGCGACCGGCGATCGACGTTGGCAAGGTCGGGCTGGTTCTGGATCGCAGTCTGGGCAACGCGCGTGAACTTCTCGACGCTGACGTGCTGAGGCAGGGCGGCCCGGAACTCGGGTGCCATCTGCTGAAGGCTCTGGCGGATCACCTGCAACGGGTTCGCGCGGTGTTCGGCAAGCTGGGTCGCCATCATGCGTTCCTTTCTTTGACATCAAAGCGGCGGTGCGCCTTGCGGCCGCCGACATGGGTTCCGATCATTTCGTGGGTGATGAGCGTGCCGAGGCTGGCCTTCACGACGGGCGCGCCAACCCGGAAGCCCTCCAGCATCGCGGACGTGGCATCGCCCATGCGCTCGAGCATCTCGGCCTTGGCGGCATCGGCGTCGGCCTTCGCGATCTTCTCGCGCAGCTTGGCTTCCATGAATGTGGCTGCCAGTTCGGTGCCGCGGTTCCAGTGACGCAGGTCGACGTGTCCGCCATCGCCGAGCCCATTGGCTGCTGCGATGTTGTCGACGTCTCGAGCATAGTCCGGCTTGGGCGGCTTGCCGGTGCGGACGCTGCGCCAGAACTCGGCGACGCGCGCTTCCATGTCGGCGTAGATCACCGGGCGGAACTGCATCTGGAAGCGGCGCGGATCGTTGCCGCCAACCAGGGTGATTAGGTCGCACCATTCGACGCCTGCGAGGCCCGCATATGCCTGTGCCTGAAGCTGATAATGGATCGGCGGCTCGTCGCCCCAATCCTTCGCAATCATCCAGTCGGCAGTTTTAACCTCGAGGATACCGCGGCCGCGCTGGGGGCAGATCACGATCTGGTCAGGATGGCCGCCGAGCCCTCGTCCGTTGTCGAGCCGATTGGGCGTGTCGACCGGGCGATATCCCCACAGCTTGAAGGCAATCTCGAGGACAGCCTTCTCGAGCATGACGCCGCAGAAAATGCGCATGTCCTCAGGCAAGCCGCTGGCATTTATCGCGTTGAAGTCTGGCGTCGCGATCGTGCCGTTCTTCCGGTGCCAAAGCTCGAAGTGCGTCAGCCAAGGGCTCTCACCGAACAGCGCGGCCACCTCGGAAGCACCGACCACGGATGCCCGGAACGCCGCATCGCTGGTGTCGAGAGCGGGTGCGGTTGCCATTATGCGGCCTCCAGCGTTGCAGCGAGCGCTTCCAAGGCGTGGAGGTGCTGACGCAGCGCGCTCTCGGGCACAGCGGCGAAGGCAAATCCATTGGTCTTGGGGCCGCGTCCGGTCTGGCGATATTCGAGGTTGCCGAGGTAATGCCGGGTCAGTCGCGCGAGGCGATTGACGACCACCGATGGGCTTTCAGCAAGGGTATTCACAACCCAATTCCTTTCCCAATATCGCGGCCGAGCATGCGGCCAAGCGAGCCTCCGAAGCCGCGCAAAAATGCGGTGAGGATGATGCGGAGGAGCGGCATCAGGCGGCACTCGTGGCTTTGGCGAGAATTGCCTTCAGGCACCCCCGTTGGGGCGCGGCGGCGCCTTCCTGCCAGCACCGCCCAAGGTCGTTGCCAGCAACGATCCCGCAGATGCCGCAGACCGAGCGCTTCGGCTCATCGAGAGCCTTCAGTTTGCCCGCCGACACCTTGGCGTAGAGCGTCTCGCTCTTGAGGTAGGAGCGTGCGGGTGTGCCATCGTCGCTATCGACGTCATCGACGCAGATGACAAAGCGCGCGCCCTTCTCCTCGACCACGGTCGCTGGCCAGCTTTCGAGAATGTAGTCTGGCAATTCGGAATCGCAGGACATCGAGACGGGCCATGTCACCGACACGCGGTCGCCGGCACGGTAGAGCGGCTGCCGATCCGGGCACGTGAACTTCACCGAGGTCACGCCAAGGCCTGCGATTGCTCGGCGGATGACGTCTCGCCTTGCGCATTCCGATTTGTCGGCCGCACAGTTGAAGCAGGTGCGATACGCGCTCACGAGCAAATTCCCCACACGATCAGCGCGCCCATCAGCGCGCCCATCAGCGCCCATGCAGGCAGAGACGGCCACTGGTGCAGCGGCATCGCCGGACCAGCGTGCGGGTGGGCGATGGGCGCAGGATCGGCCGGATAGTCGTACCCGCCGCGATCGTTCACGAGGCACACGCGATGCCCGATGATGATCCGGTCGCCCGGCTGCGGTTCGGTGCGCTGGACGAGGCCGAGCGGTTCGGTGGTGGCGGTCATGCCGATGCTCCATTCTTTGCAGCGAGGCGATCCGCATCGATTTTCCGCCAAGCCGCGCTCACGCGCTCCCGCTCGGCGCGGATTTCCTCGTATTTTGCGGTGGTGATGCCCAAGCGGACGGCGACGAGCGGGCACTCAGCGATCAGCCAAGGCCAATCCTCCCAGTCCATGTCGTCGAGGCGCATCCAATCCTCGTCATCCCAACGGGTGTCGTGGATGTCGTTGAGCTTGACCTCCGCGCGACGACATTCGGGATGGTAGAGGCTGCTGTAGAAGCCATCCTCAATCCCGACGTACCGGACCGCGCGCTCACCGATCTGGATGACCTTGCGGCAGCCCTCGCAGGGCTTGGCCTTGCGCACGGCTTTAACCCGCTTTTCGCTGATGAAGGTCACAGCCGGTCCCTCCAGACAGAGCGGGTGATGAGGATGCCGGCGAACAGGTCGCAGGCAGCGCTAAACAGGCCATGCCCGTTCGGGTGATCGATGATGTCCTGACAGATCAGCCGGAAGCCGAAGAGGCAGGCGAAGATCACGACCAGCGAACCGAAGAACTTCTCGTCGCGGGTCATACGATGATAGCCTTCCCGAGCTTCATCCGCTCGCGCATGTAGAACCGCGCCTTCACCGTCTCGTAGGCGTCGCCACCAAGCGGGAAGATCGCGTCCGCCATGCTCGGCCAAGACCGCGACATCGCGTCCAGTTCGGCAGGCACAGGCGGGATCGTGGGGGTGATCGGGTGCGGGCGCATTATGCGTCTCCCAGCGTGATCTTGAGGTCGTCGAACGACACGCCGAACGTCGCCTTGACGCGGGCGCGAAGTTCCTCGCGGCAAGCCTCGACGCGTGTGTAGAGGGCGTTAGCCTCGGCCTGATCCTCGGGCGACGTGTCCCCCGTTTCGAGCCGCTCCCGGCGCGCGTCAGCGTGATCGCAGTGGCGGATCAGGTCGGCGGTCGTCAGGTCGCCCGGATCGATGTCGGCTGCCGTCTCGGCGACGAAATCGTGGTCGCGCGGCCGGTCCCAAGCGTTGGTCGGGGTCGCCGACATGCCGTGGAACTGGCGCTGCACGCCGCACTGCACGCAGCGGGCAAGCGGGCTGTCGGCGCGCCAGATGGTGGCGAATTGCGTGGCCATCTATGCCGCCCTCCGCCCAAACGCCAACCGCTGGTTGAGCGCGTCCACACCCGCCATCCGCCGCGTGTTCGCCGCAAACGCCTGCGAGATGCCGTCGATCGTGCGGATGACCGACTGGCGGTCTGGCGTGGTCGCGGTCGCGCAGGTCTCGTCGACCAGTGCCGCGCGCTCCGCTTTGGTGAAATGATGCTTGGGCATTGCCCGGAGCCTCCCTCGCCGCCCTGTGCGGCTGATGGGAGACTTCTACAAACTTCTTGTGCGTTACGTCAACAAGATTTTTGTGTCAGCACAAGATCGATGTGCCCCAGATACAAAAAAGCCCGCCGAAGCGGGCTTGATGGCAAATTACGTCGATGCGCCTAGGCGGCTACCCGCCCCTCGAATCGATAGCCGCAGTGCTTGCAGACCCTCGCTTGTGGTTGGACCGCTTCGGCGCAATCTGGGCAGCGCTTGAGCGCATCTTCATCTCCTACGCTCGACAGGCAGGCGATCACGATCAGGGCGAATACGCCGAACACGGCGCCGAGGATGAGCCAGCCGAAGCCGCTCCTCCCCTTATTGCTGGCGACGACCGCACAAACGATCGCGATCATCACCCAGACGAAAAGCAGAAACTCCATGTCGGCCTCCCTCGCCCTCAATGCGCGCACACATACTACACCCGGCGGCCGACCCAAATAACGCGCCCGACGACATGCACGTCCTCGCGTGCAACGACCTGCGGTTTGATGTTTGGGTTGTCGGAGATCAGCTCATATCCGACCTTAGGCAGCACGCGAACGCGCTTGATCAACCCCGCATCTTCGATCCGTAGCGCCCAGATCCGATCGCTCTGATTGATCCTGTTTTGAGCCGTATCGATCAGCACCGCGTCATCGTTGATGAGCGTCGGTTGCATGCTGTCCCCATCTCCTCGGGCCACGAAAAGCGCGTCGGCAGGTGACGAGGTGAGCGCGCGCCGCATGTTCCGGTTGAACGGCATTTGGCCTGTCTCGGGGAAATCCTCCAAGTGCGATCCGTTGCCCATCGCAAAGCGCATATCGACTTCACGGATCATCTCCACGTCATCGGCAACCGCAGGGGGGAAGTCGGGCTCAGGCGAAACTTTCCGGGCTGGCGCTTCCTCGGATCGCTTGGGCTTGGCCGCCTCGTGGGCCTCTTCAATGGCCTGGCGCACGAACGGGAACCATACCGGAACACCCTTGTGCTTCTTCATCTCAAGCTGCTGGATGCTCTGGTACTGGAGCGCCTTGCCGCCGGCAGCCTTCCACAGGCGCGAGGCCGCGTCGGCCACCTCCTCCTGAGATAACCCAAGCGCCTCGCGCTTATCCTTCGCCCATTGCGAGACGTAATCGATTGATTCCCAGACGTTCATGGGGGGCGATCCTACAAACCATTTGTGGGACGCACCTCCACAAAGTTCTTGTGCTACAAACAAGGTTCTTGTATCCAAGCACAATGAGCCACGCCGCATTCAAACGCGCCCTCGCCCACTTCGGCGATAAGCAGACCGAGATGGCCAAAGCTATCGGCACGTCGCAACAGCGGATTTCCTACATTCTCGCGAAGGAAAACGCCTGCCCGGCCGATCTGGCGCCGGCCGTTTCGCGAGCCACGGGCATCCCGCTTCATGAACTTAGGCCGGATGTATTCAAGCGCCCCCGTTCGGCGAAGGCCGCACAGGTGGCCGCATGAGGGGCTGGCGTAGCCTCGCAAGGGAAGCTCGCTACCCCGGCATCCGCGTGCCGACTGCCGAGCGGATCGAGATCATCGGCGAAGAGCGCGCGTTCCGCTCGGCTACTGTTTCCGGCCGCCAATCTCATCAATCTTGTCCGCAAGGACTGAGAATATCGAAGCGAGCCCGCGTGCTTCTTTGTCTGTCAGGAGCAGCATTAGGGTATGCTCTTCTTGGCCCTGCGATCCGTCGGGCTCGACGTCCCGATACAGGATGTCCATCCGCCCTGTCGGGTAAGCTACGAGCATTTTTAGACCTGCCAGCCGAGCGGGTTGATTTCGCGCCATGTTCGATCCCGTTAGATGAGTGGCTCTCATCTCTGACGTTCCCCGCGTCGGGAGTCGAGGCATGACCCGCGCCGATCAGCTTCTCATTGTCGTTGGCATGCTGGCGCTCGTGGCGGCTTCGCTCCGCTACGCCCGCTTCCGTGTCGACGCCCTCAACGCCCGCATCTCCGACGAGTGCGAGGCGCGCGAGAATGCGCGTCAGCACTTCGGCGATCGGGACTGCTTCACCATCCATGGGGACAGCTTCTGATGCACCGCAGCGAAACAGTCGTTCCGAAAGCGCAACGGCTCAACAAACACCAGTTGCACGCACTCGTGATGGTTGGCTGGTCCCGCCTGATCGCCCGCTTCGGCAAGGGCGGCTTCGCGGACATGATGGAACTGACCACGGCGGGCGTCGACAAGCAGCTCGCCGGCTCGATGCCGCGTTTCGAGCAGATCGACCGCGCATTCGACGAGGACGACACGATCCTCGACCCGTGGCTCGACAGCAAGGGCAAGCGGATCGTCGACAAGACTGCGGTCTGCGACGTCGACGACTTCAAGGTGCTGCTCGCCCGCACGACCCTGAAGATCACCGAGGCAACTCACCCGGAAGGTCCTGGCGGCGTGGTTATCACGCACGGCGAATATCTCGATGGCGAGGATCTGATGCGCCAGCTCAACCGTGCCACGGCTCAGTGGCTTGAGCGCTGCGCCACCATCCGCGCGCCGAGGGCTGTCGCATGATCCTGCGCCGCGATCCCGAGACGCAGCGCCTGCGCGTCGAGCTCTCCCGCGAGGAGCAGTGGCGCTTCCATGCATCGAAGCTGCGCAAGGCCACGCTGGTCGAGGCGGATGCGCATCTTTTCAGGGCGGTGCGGCCGTGACGGACTTCGGCATCGACATCTTCGTGAGCGCTGCCGTGTCGGAAGGCGTGGAAAACGGCGCTAGCATTGAACGCCCGCTCCAGACTGGGCTCTCGCCTTCTTGCGGCGAGACGGCCGGCGAGCGCACACAATCGTCGATGCGCCCCAACTGTCGCCAGATCGATGCCTGCGAGGCAAAGAAGCCTGACCGCCACTGCCTTCGCTGCGCGATGGCTGCGGTGCGCGCGAACCCCGAATATGAGGCCCGCCGCCGCGCGACTGTTCGCGCTCGTATAGCGTCCGACCAATCGCACGCTGAGCGGCTTCGGAATGTCGGCCGGCGCGCGCTCAACGAGTGGCGTGCGCGCCCCGAGACCAAGGCTCAGCAGCGCGAGAACGCAATGGAGCAGCTTGGAAAGCTAAACTCTCCTGAGGCGCTCGCTCGGCGACGGGAGATCGTGCGCGAACAGCGCATCGGCTGGTGCCCGGTCGCACGTCGAGAAGAATATCTGATGCTGGCGCGCAAGATGCCCGCTGCCGAGGCCAAGCGCATCATCCTCGACGATATCCGCACCGAAGCGATTCGCGGGATCAACGCCATCTCGCGGGCTCAGCGCGAGCGCCACGCCCGCCAAAAACAGCAGGAGTATTGAGCATGCCTCGTTTCCTAGCCCGCATTCTCGGGCAACGCCGCGCTCCGAAACGCGCCAGCGCCCATCCCGGCCCGTCTGAGCGCGCCCGGCTTCGCGCGCTCAAAATCGAGAAGACCCGCCAGATGCGGTTCGAACTCGGCCTGCCTTGGAGGATTTGACCATGCAGAATGGTGATGCCGACACTCGTCTCCGCCTTTTTGTCGAGCGCATTGAGAGGCTTGAGAGCGAGCAGAAGGGCCTCAACGACGACAAGAAGGACGTATACCTGGAGGCCAAGGCTTCCGGATACGACCCCAAGACCATGCGCACCATCGTCCGTCTGCGCAAGATGGAGAAGAATGCGCGCGACGAGGCGGAAGCCCTGCTCTCCACCTACAAGCGCGCGCTCGGCATGCAGGGGTCATTCGATCTGTGAGCCGCCGTGACGCTCAGTGCAGCGAACAGATGCCTCGAATGAGGAGCGCCCACAGCCCGATCGACACGAGGGCGGCGGATGCGAAATCGATCGCATCAAAGCTACGCGACGGCAGGCTCGTATACTCGCGAACCATCATCAGACCTCCTGTCCTACTCGGGTCTATGCTGTTGAGCACGCCCATGAATTTCAAACTGTCGCGCACTGGTTTGGTTTCGTCGGGCGCGACGAACCGAAATCTGATCGCAGGCGGCGCATTATGATCGAGCTCGCTTGGCCCCCGTCGATCCTATCCGGTCATGCCAAGGGCAATGGCCGCTGGGCGAAGATCCGTGCGACCAAGCAGCATCGCGGGTGGGCCAAGGTGGCGACGCTCGCAGCGATGCCGCGCGTGCCGGAAACGGGAGATATCGCGATCCGCTTCACGTTCATCCCGCCAGACAACCGGAGCGACCGGACCAACTTCGCCAATCGGCTGAAGCCGGCGATCGATGGCATCGCGGACGCGCTTGGCGTGAACGATCGCCGCTTCCTGCCCTCGTATGACTATCGCGCACCGGAGAAGCCGGGTCGCGTGCTCGTGGAGATCGGCGAGTGACATCCTTCCAGCACATGATGTGGAAGCACTTCAGCGTGCCTCCGAGCCGCGCCGGCCAGATGCCCGAGGGCCGCCGAGTGCTCGTCGTCATCTCCGAACTGACTGGAGTGCCGAAAGCCGCGATCCTCAGCCGCGACACGACGCAGCGCGTGTTCAAGGCCCGCCAGCGCGTGTGCGTCGAACTCCGCCATCGCGGCTGGTCCTATGGCCGTATCGGCCACCTGCTGGGCCGCGACCACTCCACGATTGTCCAAGCCGTGAGGAGCGCAAGGGGATGAGCAAACAATCCTCCGCCTGGATGCCGCTCTATATCGGCGATTATCTCGGCGACACGCAGCGCCTGACGACGGAGCAGCACGGGGCCTATCTCCTGCTGATCCTCGACTACTGGCGCAACGGGCCGGCGCCAGACGATGACGCCGTGCTCCAGCAGATCACGAAGCTTGAGCGCGCCGCGTGGAAGAAGCATCGCCCTGCCCTCGCGCGCCTCTTCCAGATCGCGGACGGCGAGTGGCGCCACAAGCGGATCGACAAGGAATTGGCGTCTGCCGCTGACAACGCGGAGCGTCGTTCGAGCAAGGCAAAGGCCGCAGCCCAAGCACGTTGGGGCGATGCTACGAGCAATGCTCCAAGCATGCCCGAAGCAATGCTTGGAGAATGCCCGCCACCTTCACCCAAGAAGAAGAGTTCCGAAGCTTGCGCTTCGGCCAACGACGAGCCGGAAAAGCCGGTTCTGATCGACCCCGAAAAAGTCATGTTCGAGTCCGGCCGCGCGCTCCTCACGGAAGCCGCCGTCCCGCCCGCCAAGCAGGGTCCGCTCCTTGGGAAATGGAAGCGGGACTACGGCGCCGCGGCGGTCATCGTTGCCCTCGGCAAGGCACAGCGCGAAGGCGCGATCGACCCAGTTTCATTCATCGAAGGCTGTCTTCGCAACGGAGGCCACAATGGCAACGGCACTCAAAATCGTCGAGCAGACACCGACTACCGAGATCCGCTTCTCGGCGAGTACCTTGCGCGCCACGGATCGGTGGGGCGGCATGATCACGGCTGAGCGGTTCTCGATGCCGACGATGCCCGCTGGCTCCGGCAACGGGCTGCGTCGAGCATCAGCAGAATATGCCGCTGCCCTCGTGCCGTGCGGAGCCGAGCGTGCCGAGCACCTGCTGACCGCGCTGCGCCGCTCGACCATCATCACCAACGAGGCCCCGATGGAGGCCAAGGCAACGATGTCGATGCTGGTTGCCCAGCTTGCCGACATGCCGGCCGACCTGCTCTCGACGGCGTGCGATCGGTTCACGCGGCATCCCGGCCGACGGTTTTTTCCCAAGGCATCGGGTGAGCTGATCGCCTTCGTCTCGAAGGACTGGGAATATCGGAAGCTCGCTGCCGTGCGCTTCGCCCAGATGGCCAGCCAGGCCGATGAGGAGGACGCGGAACGCAAGCGCCTCGCTGAGCCAATGGAGTGGACGCCGGAAGCGATCCGCGACCTCGGACAGTTCGCGGCCACTGGCGTTCGGCAGGGCTGGTTCACTCAAGCGCAGTTGGACGAGGCTACGGCATGAACATGCTCACCACCCTCCACATCGCCGACCCCGAGGAGCAATTCTCGCTCGGCTTCAACCCTCCCGAAACCACGAGCTTTGACGAGTGGCGCGACATGGGCCGCAAGCTCTGCATGGGACGCCGCGCGGTGAACTGGCTGATCGGCGACTGGCTCATCTGGGGCAGCGACGAGAAGCGCTTCGGCCGCAAGGCACTGGAGGAGGCGAACGCGATCTTCCTCGCGGATGTCGACCGCTTCGGGCCGATCGTCGACACGTGCCGGCGTTTCCCGGAGACGCGACGCCATGCCGAGTTGAGCTTCGGGCACCACCTCGCCGTGATGACAGTGGACGACGACGGCGAGGCGGAGCGGCTGCTTGCCGAGGCCGAGGCGCAGCGCATGACTGCGGCACAGCTCAAGGCGACGGTGCGTGTCTCGACCGATCGCCAGGTGAACATGCTGGAGGACGACGATCCCGAGGACGCTGCGATGCGCCGGATCGTCCACGCCTGGAACCGGTCGCCGAGAGCGGCCCGTCAAGCCTTCCTCGAATTGGCGCAGGAATCTCACATGGGGGTGATTGAGTTATGACCAGCGTATCGCAGATCGATCCAGCGGAAATCCGGGAAGTGTTCCTCAAGGGCGGATGGAAGCTCATGGAGCGGACCTACGGCCTCGGCAATTCCAAGCTGATGCAGTTGCTCGCGGCGGCTGGGGGGAAAGACCTGCTGGCTGAGCGTAGGGCGGTGCAGCGGACTGGACGGAAGGCTGGGGGGCGGCAGGTTTCGCCGGTGCCGACCGATGCCTGAGCTCACTCCGAAACAGGAGAAGTTCTGCGCGCTCTACGTCGAGCTCGGCAACGCGTCCGAGGCCTATCGGCAGGCCTACGACGCATCGCGGATGCAGGCTGCGACGATCAACGTGAAGGCGTCGCAACTGCTCGCGCAGGCTAAGATTACGGTAAGGGTCGCCGAGTTGAAGGCGGAGCACGCTGAGCGACACGCGATGACGGTCGATCGCATCCGCGACATGCTGATCGAAGATCGCGCCTTCGCCCGCGAATGCGAGACGCCCGCCGCTGCTGTGTCGGCAACGATGGGCCTCGCCAAGCTGTACGGGCATCTGCGTGAGAAGGTCGAGCACACGGGCAAGGACGGCAAGGAGCTCCCGATCGCCCCCGCCATCGCAATCTTCGCGCTGCCGGATAATGGGAGGGATGGGTGAGCAAGTTCCCGTGGCGCGAAGCCGACTACTATCTCGTCGCCTTCAATGACGATCAGCGCGTCGTGTCTGGCCCGGTCAAGGTCGGCGGGACGATGGACGTTATAGGGTTCTCCGGCACAGTGAAGGTGGTCGCGTACCACGATGGCAAGCGCGTGCTGGCGGGGCACATCCCGAATGGCATGGGCATGCCAGTGATGAACGGAGATTCCGTCACCATCAATCCGCCAACAACGAAAACACAGGTGATCGTGCATCTTCGCGACCTGTTCGGGTTCGATGGTGTCTGGGGCAACGCTTGAACAACCACACCGCCATCGCCCCGATCGGCCACAACGGTGGCCCGGCGATCACCGATGAGACGATCAAGCCGCAGCTAGGCCCGCAAACAGTCTTTTTGAGCAGTGCGGCCGACATCGCGATCTACGGAGGCGGTGCCGGCGGCGGCAAGACATGGGGCCTGTTGATGGAGCCCCTGCGGCACATCGGCAATCCGCAGTTTGGTGCCGTGTTCTTCCGCCGCACCACGGTCCAAATCCGCAACGAGGGTGGCCTCTGGGACGAGAGCGCGACGCTCTACCCGCGCCTCGGCGCCGAGCCCAAAGAGCATGAACTGTGGTGGAGTTTCCCGAGCGGGGCCGCCGTCAGCTTCGCGCACCTGGAGCACGACAAGACCCGGTTCAACTATCAGGGCGCGCAGATCCCGCTCATCTGCTTCGACGAGCTGACGCATTTCACGCCGACGCAGTTCTGGTACATGGTCAGCCGAAACCGCTCGATGTGCGGCGTGCGTCCCTACATCCGCGCTACGTGCAACCCCGATGCCGATAGCTGGGTCGCGACGCTCATTGCGTGGTGGATCGATCAGGAAACCGGCCTGCCCATCCCCGAGCGTTCCGGCGTGCTGCGCTGGTTCGTCCGTGCCGGTGACAACCTCATGTGGGCCGACAGCCCCGAGGAACTGGCCGAATATCGGATGCCCGACGGCACGCCAATTCCGCCGAAGTCGCTGACGTTCATCCCGGCCAAGCTGACCGACAACAAGGCGCTGATGGCGGCCGATCCGGGCTACATGGCGTCACTGCTCGCGCTGCCGCTGGTCGAGCGTGAACGGCTGCTCGGCGGCAACTGGAAGATCAGGCCGGCGGCTGGGCTGTATTTCCAGCGGTCTTGGTGTCGGGTGGTGGATGCGATCCCCGCGGGGACGGTGTTTGGGCGGGGGTACGATCTTGCCGCCACCCCGCCGACGCCGGACAATCCCGATCCGGATGCCACCAGCGCAACGAAGGTGGGCCGGACACCCGAAGGCCGATACATCGTGGTCGACAACCGGCGCACCCAATCGAGCCCGGCGGGCGTCGAGCGCTTCATCCTCAACACCGCGTCCGAGGATGGTAAGTCCGTCATCATCTCCCTGCCCCAAGATCCTGGACAGGCCGGCAAGTCGCAGGGCCAGCAGTTCGTAAAGATGCTGGCGGGCTATACCGCGCGCGTCTCGACTGAGACTGGCGACAAGGTGACGCGCTTCTCGCCGTTCTCGGCGCAGTGCGAGGCGGGCAACGTGGATGTGCTGCGCGGGCCGTGGAACGATGCATGGTTCTCGGCTCTGGAGGGCTTCCCCACCGCAAAACATGACGATGATCCAGACAGCACTTCGCGCGCGTTCGAGATCGTGTCGCTGGGGTCGACCTACAGCCTCGACAATCTCTGATGTCTCGGCGACATCATTGCAATCATGCGCGGGGGTGCTTCTATGATAAGTGCAGAATGGGTTCAGGCCATTGCGTCGGTAGCGACTTTGGGGGCCGCGGCCGTGGCGTTGATAATCGCTGCGAAAGCGCCAAGATTGGCAGCCCAGTTCGCCGAGTCTTATCGCCGCGACTCCTCAATCGCTGACGAGAAGCAGCGCATGAAAATGATGGTGTTTACTGCACTCGTGAAGGGTCGGCGCCAACTCATGCATGCGGATACGATTGCAGCCCTTAATCTTCTAGACATCGCATTCATCGATGCGCCCGAGATAAGAGAGGCTTGGCGAGGTTTCGTTGATGCAAGCGAGCGGAAGCCTTTCGAGGCAAATCTGTTGGTCGAAAGGTATAACACCATACTGGCCTCTTGCTCGCGGCACCTCGGGTTGTATGACCGGCTCACAGCTGAGGATCTGCGATTGGGTTATTATCCCGAGGGGCTTGGAAAGATGGACCAAGCTGCCTTTACTGAGGCCGAGGACCGCCTGGCTCGCGCTGCCGCAGCCAAAATGGTGACCAACCAACCGTAATCGGATCGCCAGCCGCCCCCGATAACCGACCGCATGGGTGCGATCGTTCGATTTGCCGACCGACTGGTCAATCTGATGTCGGGAGCAGGCACTACCGCCGATAAGCGGACATGGGGCCGATACCAAACCCCGTGGCTGGATCAGGCCCAGATCGAGGCCAGCTATCGCGGCTCGTGGCTGATGCGGAAGGCGATCGACCTACCTCCCTACGACATGACCCGAGCCGGCCGTGACTGGCAGGCAAAGCCCGATCAGATCGAAAAGCTGGAGGCCGAAGAGCGCCGGCTGCAATTGTGGGATAAGCTGCGCCGCGGGCTCGTATTGGGCCGTCTCGGCGGCGGCGCGCTCATCCTAGGCATCAAGCAGGGTAGCCCGCTCGATCCTGTCGATCCGACCCGCGTCGTCCTCGGCGATGTGAGATATGCGCACCTGACAAGCCGCTACCGCCTCGGCCTTGGTGCGCCGATCACCGACCCGGAATCACCGTGGTATGGTCGGCCCAGCTATTTCCAGATGACGCCTGCCGGCGGCCAGCCCGTCCAGGTGCATCCCTCGCGCGTGATCGCATTCCGGGGCCAGCAGGTGCCCGACATGGCGACGGCCGATTGGCAGTCCGTGTTCTGGGGTGATCCGGTCGCGCAGTCGATCATGGATGCGGTGCAGAATGCCGACATGGCGCAGGGGGGCTTTGCGACGCTGATCGACGAGGCCAAGCTGGACATCATCAAGATGCCCGGCCTGATGCAGAACGCGGCGACGGCGGAATACGAGCAGCGCTTCATGGAGCGCCTGCGCCTCGCCAACCTCGGAAAGTCCACCCATCGCGCGCTCGTCATCGACGCGGACGAGGAATGGGATCAGCGGCAGATCAATTGGGCAGGCATGCCCGATGTGCTCGCCGCCTACGTGCAGATCGTGGCCGGCGCCGCGGATATTCCCGCCACGCGACTGCTCGGCAAGAGCCCGGACGGCATGAACGCCACGGGCGAAGGCGACGAGAACAACTATCGCGAGATGATAACCGGGCGGCAGACGAACGACCTGAAGCCGCTGATCGACCAGATCGACGACCTACTGATCCCGTCGGCGCTTGGCCAACGCGATCCGAACATCTCGTGGCTGTTCGCGCCGCTCTCGGTGATGAGTGAAACCGAGGCCGCCACGGTCGCCAAGACCAAGGCCGAGACGACACAGATCTACGCGAATAGCGGCCTCGTGCCGACGATCGCGATGGAAAAAGGTGTCCAGAACCAGCTTATTGAGGACGGTATCTATCCGGGCCTCGACGGTGTGCTGGATGGAATGAGCGACGAGGAGCGCTTCCCGTCCCTCACCGCGCCCGATCCCAACGAACCCGATCCGTCTGCGCTTGTCGCGACGGGTGACCCCGGAAATGGCGGAAAGGAGGGCGATCCAACATCTCCCACGGCGCGGGGCGTTGACCCCAAGCGACGCCCCGCTCGTGCGGCACCTGCCAAGCAAAAGTGATCCGTGCCCTTCGACCCCAACAGCGCCGCGAGCCTCGCCCCCGGCCAACGCTACGACCTTGCGGGGATCGTGCGCCGGACCAAGAACCCGCGCCGCAAATCGATCGAGCTGAAGCCCACGCAGCCGACGCAGGCGCTCGCGTCTGACCTCTACACGGCGGCGTACAAGCCCATCGTCGATCTGGTGACGGCATCGGTGCCAGCGATCCTGGCGGCCTATGCCAGCGCCCTCCCCGTGCGCGATGCGGCCAGCTTCCGAGACGCGGCGACCGCCGGCGTGCAGCAGCAGGTGGATGGCCTCGGCGACCAGCTACAGCGCCTCGTGCTGTCCCTTGCCCCTTCTCTCCGGTCTTGGGCCTTGCGCGTCGAGCGCTGGCAGCGGGGCAAGTTCCGCGGCTCGATCCTGTCCGCAACCGGCGTGGACGTCGACACGCTGCTGATGGGCACCGGCACGCCGCAATCGGTCGGCGAGTATGTGAACTGGAACACGGCCCTCATGAAGGACGTCGGCGAACAGGCCCGGCAGCGGATCAGCAATGCCGTGTTCGCGGCGTTTCAGGCGCGCCAGCCTGCGTCCGATCTGGCGAGCGATATCCGCGATATCGTGGGTATGTCGCGTAGGCGCTCGCTTAACATCGCGAGTGACCAGCTCACCAAGTTGAGTTCGGCCCTTGATCGCGAACGCGCAACTGAAGCCGGCATTGCGAAATACGCATGGCGATGGTCGCACAAACGACATGGCCGAAAGCAGCATATTGCCCGCGACGGAAAAGTGTTTCGCTACGATGATCCGCCCGACGATGGTCCTCCGGGGACACTGCCTTTCTGTGGCTGTAGGGCGCAGGCGCTGTTGGAGTTCTGAGGCTTTTCTGCCATAAGGAGCGGCCCGGCACGGTGCTACCAACACCGGCCGGGCCTGACCACTATGACGATGGAGCGTCAAATGGCTAAAGCCGCTTTAAAGCACGACGGCAGATCATCCAATCACGGCGTTATTGGGCCCGGAAATCCTTTCTATGTTCATGGCGAGAGCCACAAAACGCCAGAGCATTCGAGTTGGCAGGCCATGATTGCCCGCTGCCAAAATTCCAAACATGTCGCTTATCATCGGTACGGCGGCCGTGGAATTGCAGTCTGCCCGCAGTGGCTTGGTAGTGAGGGATATCGTCAGTTTCTGGCCGATATGGGCCGCCGGCCGTCATTGTCGCACACGCTCGATCGGCGTGACCCAAACGGAAACTATGAACCGGCAAATTGTCGATGGGCGACAAAGGTAGAGCAGCAATCCAACCAGCGCTCTTGCGTCTACGTCGAGATCGACGGCGAGCGGGTAACGGTCTCCGAAGCGGGCAGGCGGCTGGGCATAGGTGCTAACACGCTCCGCTATAGACTGGCGAAGGGCTGGCCTATGGACGAGGTGCTGACAGCAAGGAAATTGTCGGGTCGCGAGATAGGCTTGCGGGCCGCTGCCGCGCGATGGGGAGGCTCGACCAATGCCTGACACCATGATCGAGAAGGTGTGTCGGGCGCTGTGCGTCGCGGTGGGAGATGCTCCCGACGAGCGCGTTCAAAAGCCGAGGGGGCTTCAGACATCAGTCGGCGAGATGCTGGCTGAACTGCCAACAATGGCGAGATGGGAGGGCTACTCTGAAACTGCCCGCGCTGTCCTCACCGCCCTAGGCGAACCCGACGCCGCCACGCTCAAAGCCGGGGCCGAGGCAGATGCCGAGGGCTCCGAGACTAACGCTCGCGACGTGTGGCAGGCGATGCTTGGGGCGATGCTGGGGGATAAGGCTGATGGTTGATCCCATTCCGCTGCCACCAGACATCATCACCGTGAGCGATGACGAACTTACCGCTCTCAAGCTCGCGCGCGGCGGGTTCACCACCGAGGCCGGGACGCCGGAAGCGGCGATGTTTGAGCGCTTCGAAGAACTGGGCTTGGCCAAGCTGGTGATGGGCGGCGAGTGCAGCTGTTCGTGGAGGCTCAGCGGCTATGGGCTGACGCTCGCCTACAGCGAGGATTGATCAGCCGTAATCCCCGCACGCCCGCGCCGCCAATGTGGCGCGCATGGTATTCCTTGCCGACGCCCTGACGCTGGACGCGCCCCGCCGCACGCAGGATGGCTATATGGCCGTCCGAGCGAAGGCGGCGCGCACCGGCCATTACCAGTATGGCGGCCGCGAGGTTGACCCCGACAACAAGCATGGCCTGCGCGATCAGGCCGTCGTCAACGTGCTGCGCGACGAGGCGACCGTCTTCGATCAGCGCGCCGTGCACAGCTTCATCGGGAAGCCGATCACCAACGATCACCCCAGCGAGAGCGTGAACGCCGGGAATTGGCGGGACCACGCGCGCGGCACCATCATGGGCGCGAAGTGGGAGGAAGGCGGGTATCTCGCTTTCGACCTGCTGCTGACCGACGCATCGGCCATCAAGGCGGTGCAGGACGGCAAGCGCGAGCTTTCCAACGGATATGGCGCCGAGCTGGAGTTCGGCGACTTCACCGCAGCCGACGGCACCAAGTGCCAGGCGCGGCAGACCAGCATCACCGGCAACCACGTCGCGCTCGTCGATCGGGGCCGCGCTGGCTCCGAATGCCGGATCGTCGACGCGGCTGTCTGTGAATCCCTTCCCTCCAACCTGCTCGACAACCTGAAGACGGAGAAGCCCGTGAAGACCATGCTCATCGACGGGCTGACCGTCGACGTGTCCAACGCCGATACGGCGATTGCGACGATCAACACCATCCTCGCGGCGCGTGATGCGGCCAATGTGCTCGTCACGACCCATGAGGCGACCATCACCGCCCGCGATGCCACCATCGTCGCCAAGGACGCCGAGATCACAAAGCTGACGGCCGATCTGGCCGCCGCGAAGGTGACCCCGGCCCAGATGCGCGATGCGGCCAAGGCCTACTCGCTCACCGTCGGTAAGGCCAAGGCGCTCGGCGTCACCGTCACTGACGCGATGGACGAGGCTGCGATCAAGCGCGCCGTCGTCGACAAGTCCATGGGCGACAAGGCCAAGGGCTATTCGGACGATCATGTCGCCATCGCCTTCGACGCGCTCACCAAGGACGCGAAGGTCGAGGACGGCGGCAAGGACGTGCTCCGCGACGCGATCTCCGGCCAGCCGCTCAATGTCGGTGATGCCGCCTCCCGCGAGGCCAAGGCGTTCGCCGACGCCAACGACTTCAACGGCTGGCGGAACAAGGCCGCCTAATCCGCACAGGAGGATAGATCATGGCCTACCAGTCGACTTACACGCAGTTCCAGCCGGACGGTTACCCCGGCATGATGGGGAACATGGAGAATTGGAACGGGCTGACCCGTACCGCCTCCGCCACCATCGCGTTTGGTGCCCCGGCCCAGCGCAACGGAGACAAGGGCTGCGCGCCCCTCGCCTCGGGTGGTGAGTTCCTCGGCATCGCGATTGCCCACCACGTTCTGACCGGCGCGAACGGCGATGCCTATGCGCAGTACGACAACGTGCCGCTGGCCGACGAGGCCGGCAAGATCGGCGGTGTCGCCGATGCCGCGATCACCGTCGGCGCCGCGCTCAACTGGAACACGACCTCGGGCCGGTGGACCACCGCCGCAGCGTCGGGAACCGTCATCGCCGTACCGGGCGCGGAGGCTGACACCGCCGCCGCCGGTGCCGGCTCGTTCTTCTGGGTGCGGCTCCGCCGTATCCCGTCCTAAGGGGGCCTGAAAATGCAGTTTCTCAACGACGCGCAGCAGGCGACCTTCGGGTTCGTCTACAACCAGTCGCTTCTCGTCAACACGACCGTCTACGAGACGAAGTTCCCGGATCTCGACTTCGGGCGCCTCGTCTATGTGGACACGTCCTCGCCCGAGTTCGCGCCGGGCATTGCGACCTTCATCTCGTCCAGCGTTGGCAAGGCGGACTGGTTCTCCGGCGCCGCCAAGGACGTGAAGAAGGCCAACATCACCCGCGATCGTGTCGAGACGCGGTTCCACATGGCCGCGATCGGCTATGACTGGAACATCGAGGAAGCCGGTCAGGCCCAGCTCATGGGCATCAACCTGGACGGCGGCAAGGCGCTCGCGGCTCGCCGGGCCTACACCGAGTTCATGTGGAACGTGACGCTGACCGGCGACACGACCAAGGGCCTCGCTGGCCTCATCACGCAGTCCGGCGTGACCACGGCAACCGCGCCCGCCGATGGCACCGGCTCGGTGACCACCTGGTTCGACGGCAACGGCAACGCCACGAAGACGCCGACGCAGATCCTGCGCGACTTCAACAACGTCATCCTCGGCATCTTCACCGGGTCGCTGACGATCGAGATGGCCGACACGGTGCTGCTCCCGTACACCACGGAAGCGAACCTCGCCGCGACGCCGATGTCCTCGACCAACAGCGAGACGGTGCTGTCGTTCATCGAGCGCAGCAACGTCTACACGCGCCGCACTGGTCAGCCGCTTACCATCCGCGGCGAGCTTGGCCTCGACACGGCGGGTGCCGGCAGCACCAAGCGCATGGTGGCCTATGCCAACCGTCAGGACGTGGTGAAGCTGCATCTCCCGATGCCGCACCGCTTCCTCCCGGTCGCGACGGCCAACAACATCCAGTTCGACGTTCCGGGCATCTTCCGCACCGGCGGCGTCGAAGTCCTGCGCCCCGGCGCGTTCCGCTATCTCGACGGGATCTGATCCATGGCCGACGACACCCCCAAGATGACCAAGGCGACCGCCACCAACGTGACGGATGGCCCGCGTGTCCTCAATGCCCAGCCGGTCGTCACGCTCCAGCCGGGCGAGAGCACCGACGGCGACGTCACCATCTCGCAGGCCGAGCTTGATGTTGCCAAGTCGACCGGCTGGTTCGACTTCGGCAAGGCTAAGCCCACCGCTAACTGATCCCGCCTCCCCTGGGACCACCTGGGCCGCTCCTCACAGGGCGGCCCTTTCTGTTGTGAGGCGATCGAACCCGAAAGCTGGGTCCTTCGCCTTCAGCAGCTGCGCATTCAAATCTTCCACCCGCAGGATCAGATCCGCGATGGTGCCAGCCAAAACGAACAGTGCCACGAAAACGGCGAACAGGAGATATGCAATCGCGCTCATTAGCCAGATCACGTCAGCCTCCCACCTCCGCTAATTCTGGCATTACCCGTAAGCGCTCTGCCGCTGTCCGCATACCTACCCTCATGGCCTACGCCTGCCGTAATCGCTCGCCACCCGGGCGCATAGCCTCCCCGCAAGGCCACTGCTGGGAGCGCTCGATGCGCCATCTCCGATACCTCGTTCTCTCGCTGGCGGCCCTTCCCGCCATCGCCATTGCTGCGACACCGCCCGTTCTCGGGACGTGGAAGGACGCGGCCGGCAACGTGCAGCAGACGATCGGCACGACCTGCCTGAACGCCGACAACACCCCCTGCACTTCGGGCGGCGGCTCCGGGGGAACCCCCGTTGCGGCCACGGCGACCACCACCAGCGTCACCGGCTCGGCCTCAGCCGTCACCCTGCTCGCAGCCAACACCAACCGCACCGGCGCGAGCATCACGAACGACAGCGCGGCGATCCTCTACATCCTGCTCGGCACGGGCACGGTGTCAGCGACCAATTACACCTATGCGATCGATGCCAAGTCGACCGTCCCCGGCGTGGTCGAGATCCCCGCCGACTGGCACGGCATCATCACCGGCATCTGGGCCAGCGCAACCGGCGCGGCGCGTGTCACCGAGCGGAGCCAGTAATGGCGAGCCCCATCGTCCAGCCTCCCGGTAGTGGCATCCTCGATCCCCGCATCAACGTTCGCCCGGCCTCACTGCGCCAGGTCACGAACCGCTGCTTTCTGCCCGGCAACTATTCCGCGACGCTCGCGATGTTCGGCCGCTCGTGGCAGATGAGCTATGTCCCGGTCACCGCGCTCAAGATCGCGATCCCCAACTGGTATGTGAACACGACCACGGGCGGCGAGACGGGCTTCGGCGGCACGCTGACCGCCACGGCATCGGTCGAGTACCCCAAGGGCACGCTCACCCGGATCACCTTCAACAACGGGGGCACCTCGGGCACGACGGCCGACTTCACCACCCTGTGGTCGGACCTGACCCAGCTTGGCTTCACGATCCCCGCTTTCACGCCGTTTCGCCTCGCGATCGACATGTCGAACCCCGTCGGGCTGGCGAACCACAACTATGCCTTCGCATGTGACCGTGGGCGCGGCGACGAGTTCGCCTATAACGGCGCCGACAACACGATGAACACGACCGTTGCGGGGGCGGGCACCACCTCCGCCTATTACCCGGCCGCCGTGCTCGCGCTCTCCGACCGCAATGTCTGGGCGGTGATCGGTGACAGCCTCTCGGCCGGCATCAACGAGACGATCACCGACCCGTGCGGCGGCCGCGGCTTCGCAGGCCGTGCGCTGGCGAAGTTCGGCCCGCACCTCAACTATGGCGTGCCCGGCGATTACGCGCAGTGGTTCGTCGCGGGCCATGCGCGCAGGCTGGAGTTGATCCAGGCGGCCGGCGTGACGTCGATGCTGAACCTCTACGGCTCGAACGATATCTACAACGGTCGGACCTCGGCCCAGCTTATCGCCGATCGCGCCACGATCCGGGGCTACCTGCCGGGGGTCAACGTCTACGATGGCACGGTCACGCCGCGCACCTCCAGCACGGATGGCTGGAAGACGGCTGCGAACCAGACGATCAGCAACACCACGACGAATACCCAGCGCACGACCTTCAACGCGGCGGTGCGTGCAGGCCTGTCGGGCTCGCCGGGCTTCGTCGACATCGCCGCGCATGTCGAGACGTCTACGACGGACGAGTTCGGTCCGGTGCTAGATGGCGGCGTCCTGATCCCTCGCCTGTTGCGCAAGGCCGACGGCACCGCACCGGATGGCGTCCACCTGGGCACCGAGGGCTATCGCTCACTGGAGCCCCTGTTTTCCTCGCTTCTGGCGGTGACGCGATGAGCGCGCAGCCACTCACAGCGCGGCAAAAGGCGGCCATCATCGTTGGCGCCGATATCGTCCTGTGGTCGCTCCTCCTGATCGCTGGCAGCGGGCTTTATCATCTGGTGGTCCGCTGATGGCTTACACCGCACCCACGATCACCGACTTCCGCACCCGCTATCCGGCCTTCAGCGATGCCACGGCCGTCCCCGACGCGACGATCGATTACTGGCTGACCGACGCCCTGCGGTTCGTGGACCAGTCGTGGACAGAGGGCGACTATGCCCCGGCCCTGATGGCCCACGCTGCCTATGAGATGGCAAAGCGCGGCCTCGGTGCTGGCAGCGACATCACCGGCATCGCGGCATCGGGCGTCACGGACTTCAAGAGCGGCACGTTCTCGGCGCGCTTTAGCGACGAGGCGGTCAAGCAGGCAGTCGCGGGCGGCTATCAGTCGAATGTCTACGGGCAGGAATATGCCGAGCTGCTGGCGCGGAATCGCGGCGGGCCTCGCGTCACCGCGCCCGGCCATCTGCCCTGCGACTTCGGCTTCGTCGGGCTGCTGTCGCCGTATCGGGGGTTCTGATGAACCTCCCCGCCGCCTTCGCCAGCCTCGCGCAGAGCATGTCTGCCGCGTTCGGCGCGCCGTTCTATGCGGGCGTCGTCATCAGCCAGGCCGATCCTGTCACCGATGACGGCGGCTCGATCTCGACGCCTGGCACACCGCTCGAGCGCGGTTGCTCAGTTCAGATTGACGTTGCAACCGAGGCGATGCGCCGGTCGGACGGTTATTCCGACGGCGACGTGCGCTTCATCATCCTCGCCGCGACGCTGGACGGCGGCCTCGACACCGACGCGTCCGTGGAAGTGGCGGCAGGCCCGTTCGCCGGCAGTTGGCTAGTTTCCTCGATCGAACGCGATCCGGCGGGCATCGGCTGGGTCGGGAAGGGTCGACGTGCCTAAGATCACCGGCGGCAAGGCGGCTTCGGCGCGCATCAAGGCGATCAGCAGCGATGAAGGTAAGCGTCGCTTGGGTCAGGCTCTGTTCGCGGCCGGTCAGGCAATCCAGATCGAGGCTCAAATCAGCATCACCGAGGGCGCGGTCAGCGGAAAGAACCACGTCCCGTCGCGCCCCGGCGAGCCACCCAATCAGGACACGGGCGTGCTGGCGAACAATATCGAGACGGTTCAGACCGGCCCGCTCACTGTCGAGGTGTCATCGAACGCGCCCTACGCTGCTGCGCTCGAATACGGCACGTCCAAGATGGCCGCTCGCCCATACATGGCACGCGCTGTTGCTCGCAAGCGAGGCGAGATCCCGGCAATGATCCGGGATGCCATCGACATCATCATCAAGAGCGAAGGTGGCGTCCGTGGCAATCGATAGTTCCCTCGCCGTCCGTCGCGCGCTGCTGATCCTGATGAAGGCCGACGCGTCACTGACTGCCATCGTGCCGGCAGCGTCGATCTACCCTCAGACCACGCCAGCCGTGCCGCCATATCCGTTCATTCGGGCCGGGGCGCCCATCCTCACGCCACTGATTGCCTCGTGCCTGGACGGCTCCGAGGTGACGATCGCGATCCACGGCTTCTCGACCGGCCGGCTGTCGGGGAAGCAACTGATCGAGACGGCCGAGGATCATGCGTCCCGGATCGGAGCGGCTATTGCGAAGGCGCTCGACCGAAAGGCGAAGGCTATCGACGGCGGGACGGCGAAAATCCGCTGGGCCGGATCGCAGCTTCTCCAGGACCCGGAAGAGGCGAGCGCCTATCACACCGTGCAGAACTTCCGCGTGCGCTGCATTACGGCCTGATGTAGGCTGTGCTTATGTCAACGCTGGCTGACCGTGACCTTATCTTGGCGATCCTTCGCCGCCTCATCTTCAATGGGCACCTAGACGCTGCGGATGTCGATGCCATAGCGTCGGATGTGGAGGCGGCGGGCGAAGAGGATCACGCGCAAGCGGCCCATGAGGCGCGGCTAGCGGTGATCGAGGCGGCCATGATCGGCGAGCCGGTCGTCAATTTGGATGCTGAGCGGCGGCGCAAGGAAATGCGAGTGAGGACGGCTATGCTGGACAACGATAAACCCCATCAGCCGTAATCGGCCTATCACCCTGCGCCTAGCCTTCCCGCAATTATCGTCGGGAGCCGCGCATGTCCTACCCCACCGAGATCGATTGGGCGCTCATCAAGATGGGCGACGGCGCCTCGTCGGAAGTCTTCACGGCGATCTGCGGAATGCAGGACGCCACGGTCAACACCACCGCGCAGACGCAGGACCGCTACGTCCGCGACTGCCAGAAGCCTGGCTCTGTTCCGAAGCGCAAGGTGAAGGTGACCGGCCTCGCCCAGACCATCACCGGCACCGGCCTCACCAACGCCGACACGATCGAGGATTTGCAGGCCGCCATCGGCAAGCACAAGAACTTCAAGATCGAGGCATATGCCGACGATGGGACGGATGCCGGCTCGCTGCTGGGCACCTTCGCGGGCAACTATGTGATGACCGCGAACAACCTCAACCTCCAGCGCGAGAATGCCGGCTCGTCGGAAATCAACCTGTCCAGCGATGGCGACTGGACCTGGACGCCAGCCTCGTGAGCCTTTCGGCTTCGATCGATCTCGACTGGGCAGACGGCTCCTACCATTTTGCGCTCCTGCTGCCCCAGCTCGTCGAGCTTGAGGATAAGTGTGGCACGATCGACGCGAGTGGCGTCCGGCGCCGAAAGGGCATCATCGCGATCTACGGCGACCTGATCGCAGGTCTGAGCGTGCAGGCAGGCCAGATCGTAGCCAACCCGCTAATGGGCTCGGCATCGGCCTATGAGGCCCGCGAAGTGATCCGGCTGGCGCTTCTCGGCGGCGGGCGCGGCGTCGTTGACGGCAAGCCCGTCACGGTCGATCCGACCATGGCTCTCCGTCTGGTCCAGGCCTACGTCGATGCCCGACCCATCATCGAGCGCTGGACGACGGCCGCCGCGATCCTCAAGGCCGCAGTGGAGGGCTACGAGCCCCCAAAAGCCGCGCCGGCCAAGGCGCCGGCAAAAAGGCAGACCCGGAAGAGCCAATCGACGTAGCGGCTGTGATGGCCAACTGCCGAATGATGAACGGGCTGGATTGGCGGACCATCGGATACGCCGAATATCAGACCATGCTCGCAGGCTGGAACGCCGCGCAGTCCGCCGACGGCAAGGGCGGTGCGGTCGCCGACACCAAGCGGCTCAAGCGCTTCATGGATGCCCACACGCTGCAATAGGAGGGTTCGATGGCGGATGATGCATCGCGGGTCGTCGTCGCCCTCATCGGCGATAGCAGCAACCTGGACTCCACGACCGGCGCCGCAGCTCGATCCTTCGATCGCGGCATGTTGCAGATCGAGAACTCTGCCCGGCGCGCTGAAACGGAGGTCGTCCGCAGCACGGGCGCAATCCGGTTTGCCACGCGCGATCTCGGCTTTCAGATCAGCGACATCGGCACCCAGCTTGCGGGTGGCCAGAGCCCCTTCCTCATCTTCGCGCAGCAGGGGCCGCAGGTCGCGAACGCCCTCTCCGAGATCAGCGCGGCCGGCGCTGGGCTGGGCACGGTTCTATCGGGCGTGGCCCTCCCGGCCCTGCTTGCCGTGGCGTCGATCATCGGAGTGATTTATTCCAAATCGCAGGAAGCGGCCGACGGCCATAAAACTCACGAGAAGGCCGCCAAAAGCCTTGAGGCATCCATCCACGATCTGAACGTGGCGCTCGGCAAGGAAATTCAGACCACGCAGGAGGCGACTCAGGCGAACTATAGCAAGGCGCAAAGCGACTTTGCCGCAGAGTTGGCGACACGCAAGCAGACTATCGCCATCCTCGAAAAAGCAAAGGCAGAGCGCGATGCGGCCAAGGGTGTCGGCGGCCTCGGAGGCGGTACGGGCGGCGCGAATCTCACGACGGTCAACGCGGCGAATAGGGTTGACGACCTCCAGGCGCAGCTCGACAAGCAAAATCGGGCAGTTGTTGAAGGAGGCCAAGCCGTCCTTCGTGCTGGCATCCCCATCCTCATGCAGCGCGTTAAGGAGGCAACGGATGCCACGGCAGCTGCGAACGGCCGCTACGAGCGCTCGCTTGCCGCTCTGAACGCGCAGTATCAGAAGACCGGTGACGGTAAGGCATATGAGCGCGAACTGAAGGCGATCACCGATACGCGCGACGCGGCGATCGAAGCGGCAAACAAGCACACCCGTGCGACCCGCGGACACAGCGAGGCCGAGCGCGAGGCGGCGCGAGAGGCGCGCGAGCATGAGAAGGCGCTGGAGGAATTGCAGCGCACGTTCGACGCGCTGACCAAAGCGCTTGATCCGGGTCAGGCCGCGCTCGACACCTACCGGGACCGGCTGGCCGATATCGATCGACTGGTGCGCGCGGGCAAGTTCACCCCGGAGCGTGCGGAGGATCTGCGCGGCCGAGCGCTGGATGCCTTCATCGACGCTGATCAGAAGCAGGCTGGCGCAGACTATGACACCCAGCGCGAGCGTGTTCTGGGCTCCTATGCGAAGAACCCTGCCTTCAGTAGCGGGCATGAGTTCGGCGATTTCAAATTCAACACCAAAGAAACCGATAAGACGATCGGTGACATGGTCGATGATGGCCCGTTCGGTACGAAGGCCTACAAGCAGCAGGAAGACAATGTAAAGTCGCTGGCCAAGATCTATCAGGAAGCCTTCACGGGCGGATCGAAGAATATCGGCGATGCGCTCAAGCGCGAACTGCTGAATGCCGTGGCGACCGGTCTGGCACGGCTGACCATCAGTAAGCTGGGCGGCCTGTTCTCTGGCGGCGGGGCTCTCGGCAGCATCGGCTCTTTTCTCGGCTTCGGGCGAGCCAGCGGCGGCTATGTCGCGCCGGGCCAGACCGTGCGCGTCAATGAGCAGGCCGGCGGCATGGAACTGCTGCGCATGGGATCGAACGGCGGCGAGGTCATCCCGCTCGGCAGCGGCCGCGCGGCGCAAACCAGCAGCAACATCAACCTGACCCAGCATATCAGCGTGGACGGGCGCAACAGCGTCACCCCGGCCAACTTTGCGGCGCAGATCATCAGTATCGCGAACGCCCACGCCAATCAGGTGGCCGCCGCCGCGCAACAGGGCGCCCTCAGCGGCGCGCCGGGACGTGTCCGGCGCACGCAGGTTCTCGGCACCTGACGGCCGTAATCGGTTGGAGGCACGGGGCATAGCGTGGCGGTGCCATGGCGCTGCGCACCTTCCATCCATGCCGTTTCAACTTCCAGACGACCAACATCCGACGCGTCGGGAATGTCGTTGATGGCGGCACGGCGCTGTCCGGTTTCAGCGACACCATCGAGACCGATGGCGGCGGCTTCTGGATGGCGGACTTCACCGACGGTGAGGCAATCGGGCGCGAGGATGGCCTAGCCTGGCGCGCACAGACCGACGACATGGGCGCGGGCTCGACGCCAGTCATAGTTCTCTTCTGCGCAGAGCGGCACTTTCAGCCCGTCCTCGACCGTCCCTCCTCGTTCGGGACGCCGCCCAACACTCCCGTGGCGGACGACGCGCCGGACAAGGGCGCCCACTACACGGTCACCGCCGACGCGCCACTCCGCGCCACCACTCTTTCCATCACTGGCAACTCCGAGCTTCCGATCATCGGCGGCGAGAAGTTCTCGATCCTGCATCCGAACTGGGGGTGGCGGACGTATCTGATCGGACCCGACGGCCTTCGAGACGACGGAACGATCAGCTTTCGGCCACCCCTTCGCGAGGCTGTGGCGGCTGACACCTATCTGGAGTTCGACACTCCGCGCTGCCAGATGCGGCCGGCGCAGAAGGTGGACAATCCGACCGAACAGGGCGCTTTCACGACCTGCGCGATCTCGTTTGTCGAGGACATGCGAAAGCCGCCCGCGTGAAAATGTCGCTCCTTTTCCGGATCGCGGCGGATCCGATCGGCCGCGTTTGGGGCGGTCTTTTCGATCTCGAGATCCCGGCAGACATCGTGGAGGACGAGCCAGCGCTATATCTCGGCGGCGGCCAGCTCCTGAATATTCCCGACCTCGAACACCTCATCAACGGCAACGCGGCTCGGCTAGACGTCCAGGTCAGCGGCACGTCGGCGGAGACGCTTCGTCTGGCAATGGAGGCCGCACCGAGCGTGAAGGGCGCCGCGGTGCACGTCGGCTTCGCCTATTTCGACGATGACTGGCAGTTGCTGGAGGTCGAATGGCTCGCCGTGCTGCGGGCCGACACCCTCAGCGTTGATAGCCAGCCGAGCGAGAACGGCCGCACCCGCTCGATCACGCTCAGTATCGGCACCGATTTCACGGATCGGAGCAAGGCCCCAGTCGCCCTGTTCACGGATTCCGATCAGCGGCGCCGCTCGCCCACGGATGCCATCTTCGATCATGTCGCGGGCATCAACGCCGGCACTGCTCGGAGCTACGGGCCGCGATGAGCGATCTCGGGGCATATCTGACGCTGGCGATGCGCACGCCTTGGGCTTGGTCGACCCATGACTGCTGCACCTTCATTGCGAACTGGAGCATCGAGCGCGGCCGTTCCGATCCGATGGCGTTCATTCGTGGCCACTATCGCACCGAGCGCGGGGCGCTGAAGGCCATCAAGCGTGGCGGCGGGCTGCTGAAGCTCGTGTCGCGCGGCATGGCGAGTGCCGGCGTCCCCCGCGTCGATGACGGTCCCGAGCCGGGCGATGTCGCCGTCATCGAGATCAAGACGGAAGACCGGCTCAACGAAGCCTGTGCGATCTGGACTGGCCATCGATGGGCCGCGCTTGGGGTGCGCGGCATCACCTGTGGGCCGGCCCACGCCCTCGCGGTCTGGAGGCCCTGATGGGCAAGGTGATCACCAGCATCCTGGAATACACCTCGCTGGCGGCGCTGGCCGTATTCACCGCCGGCGTCGGCGCAGGTGTAGCGATCGGCGGCCTCTCCATCGGTGCGGCCGCGTCCTTCACGGCGGCAGGCATCGGCGGAGCGCTGGGCATCGGTGCGGCCGCCTTCACCGGCCTCGCGCTCACCGGCCTCGCCACGATTGGCACGTTCCTACAGAAGGTGCCGAAGCCCACCACGACGGCAACCGCGCTAAAGCAGCCGACGCCGCCTCGCGTGTCCGCCTATGGTCGCAACCGGCTGCACTGGAGCTACATCCTGTTCGACGTCGCCGGCGATGGCTGGGCGGTTGACGTCGGCGTCTTTCACGACGGCCAGATGGACGGCATCGAGACCTATTACATCGGCGACCAGATCGTGACGGTGCTCGCGGGCGGCTGGATCTTGAAAGGCCCAGGCGGCGAGTGGGGCGATGAGGATACGGTTCGTGTCGGCGTGCGGCTCGGCGTGCCCACTGAGACGGCGTTCTCCGAGGTCATCGCCAAGATGCCCGGTATCTGGACCTCGAACCATCGGGGCGACGGCTGCGTCACGGGCTTCATGCTCTCGAAGAACGTCAAGACCGAGAACTATCAGAAGATTTTCCCCTACGGCGGCCCGAACCAGCAAGCCCTCTCGATCGCGGGGCGCTGGCAGCGCGTCTTCGATTGGCGCGACCCGAGCCAGAACGTCGCGGATCAATCGACGTGGAATTGGACCGAGAACGCGATCCTCCACCTCGCGCACTACCTGCTCGTGCGGATGAACAAGGACTGGTCGCTGCACTTCGCCCCGACGCTCGACTATTGGACGGCAGCGGCGAACGATGCGCAGTACCAGATGGCGCTCAATGGCATCCAGCGCTTGCTCGTGGCGGACATTCCCGCCGGCGCAACCAGTGCGACGCTTGATTCCGTGGCGGGTCTGGCGGTCGGCCGAACCGCCCTGATCGTGGACGAGCCCGATCTGTCTCACAACGAGCCGCGTCCGGTCACCAGCATCGTCGGCAACACGATCCATTGGTCGCTCCCGCTGGCATGGGGGCATCCTGCCGGGTCGATAGTGTTCTATCAGTCCGATAACAGCCTGATCGCCGAGGATCGCTATCGCTCCTGCGTCGCCCACCAGCACACCGACGCGCACAAGGACGTGCTGGCCCACCTGCTCGCCTGTTGCGACGGCTGGCTCTCCCCGCGCTCCGACGGCGCGCTCGTGGTCTATTCCGGGCGCTACTATCCGCCGACGGTCACGATCGGGCCGGACGAGATCGTGTCCTACACCCTCCAGGAGGGCGTGAACGAAGAAGACGCGATCAACACGATCACCGTCACCTATGTCGATCGGGCCAACGACTTCAACACGGTCGCGACGGACGATTGGACCGACGAAGACGACATCGTGGCGCGCGGCAAGCAGCTCACCGATGCGCTCGACAACCAGGTGCCCAGCCATTCGCAGGCCCGCCGCCTCGCCAAGCGCGCGATGGCCAAGATCATGGCGCCGTATCGCGGCTCGATCACAACGACCTCTGACGGTCGGGCGGTGCTGGGCGAGCGCTACATCCACCTCCAGATCATCGAGGCGGGCTCGACCTTCTATGATGGCCCGGCCGAGATCCAGAAGGTGACGCGTAACCTCCAGACCGGCGGCGTGACGTTCGACTGGATCAGCGCTGACCCGAACATCGATGCGTGGGACCCGGCGACCGAGGAAGGCCTGCCCGCCCCTGTCGGAACCCGCGTCGCCCTCGCGCCGGTCGATCCGCCGGTCATCACCGCAGCCATCTCGGACTTCTCCAGCATCAGCACGGATGGCACCGGCGTTCGCATCGACATCACCGCGACGGGACCGGATCGCACCGACCTGACGTGGTTCGCGCGCTGGCGGCCACAGGGCGCGGCGGTATGGAACGATCAGCAGTATAGCGATATCGATCCGGGCGCGTCGGTCTCGATCGTCACCGGATTCGTGCCCACCAATGCCATGGTCGAGGTCGAGGTGGCCTATCGCACCGGCGATGCGCGCCTGTCGGACTTCTCCTCGCCGCCGACGGTCGTCAACACTTCGGCCTATGGCACGCCGCCTGATCCCGCTGCGGTGCCGACGCTCACCAGTTGGGGCGCCAGCCTCAACATGCTGGTCGATCCGATTCCGCGCGCCTCGCAGTACAAGTGGAACGTCTACGAGGACGACGGCACCACCCTGATTGCCAGCCACACCACGCCGGATCGCAGCCTCGGCTACACGGCCGCCATGGCCGCTCTCGACGGCGTTCAGCGCAGCTATGTCATTGGCGTGCAGGGCGTGAACTCGGCCGGCACTGGCACGGAAGCAAAGAGCGTCGTGGTCAGCAAGCCCGCGCCGGCTGCCGTGGGTTCGCCCGCGATCCCGGACGCGACCGCCAACACCACGGCCACCTGCTCGGCCGTCTCGGGTGCCGTCGGCTACGCTGCCTTCATCTACACCGTCTCGGGCTTCAATCCGATCACGCAGGGCGCCTATGTGCCGTCGGGCACCAACTCGATCCCTCTCAACGGCCTGAGCGCGAACACATGGTACGGCCACATCGCTGCCTATGACGAGTGGACCAGCAACCCTGCCTTCCTGAACCTGTCGAGCGAGATCACCTTCCACATCACGGCGGGCGGCGGATCGACACCGGTCGGCGGCGGCACTGGCGGCGGCGGCTATACTGGCGGCAACCCCTACAACCGTCCGCCATAAGCCAGCGCGGCCGTGTCAGCCGTAATCACTCCCCGACCCGCCGCTTATCCCAGCACCATGACCATCCAGATCGATCAGGCAGCCGTCGCCGCTGGAAATTTCAAGCGAGCGGAACTGCACATCACGGTCAACCGCGCTGACGGGACCATCGAAGATCATGGGTGCGTCACAGCTTCCGACTTCACCGAAACCGGCCGCCCGAAGCGCGCCGCTCGCCGCTCTGGAGCCCCGAAATGAGCTGGACCATCCCCGCCACGGTCGTGAACTCGCAGAAGATCGCGTGCCAGATCCCGATCGAGATGGACGGCGAGCAGGTCACGGCCACCTTCGTCCGAACGATCGTCGAGGCCACGCCTGATGACGTCGCCGGCAAGACGCTGACCTTCGCTCTCCCGCAGGGCGCCGTGGATGACATCCCCGACGGCGCGAAGCTGTCTGTCACCATTGAAGTCGTGGAGGCCTGACCGTGGCGAACGTTCTCGCGAACAGTGGCCGTGCGATCATCACCAGCCGCCTGTCGGGCGGCGGCACCGAGCCCAAGCAGATCGGCATCGGAACCGGCGCTGGCACCTCCGCTGTGACCGACACGACGCTCTTTTCCGAAAAAGCGGCGGACCTTTCATCCACGACCGGTTCGCGCGTCGCGGGCACCTCGTCGCAGGTGACGACGAGCGTCAATAACGACACGTATCAGGTCACAGGCACGGTCACGGCAACCGGCGCCGGCACGGTCACGAACGCGGGCCTGTTCGACAATTCGACGATCGGCTCCGGCAACCTGTTCCTGAAGGGCGATTTCACGGGCATCACGCTCGCGATCAACGACAGCATCACCTTCACGTTCAAGCTACAGGCGGCTTGAGGTCGTGTGGCGACGTTTGCGCAGCAGATAACGTCTGACGCCAACGACGGCTATTCTGACGCATCGGTAGGTACCTGGAATCCGACCGCGACATTCCTGCGGCTCGGACAGTTCTCCACCCACACCTATTACGCTGGATTCCGCTTTACCGGGATCACGATACCGCACAGCGCGGTCATCACTGCGGCTACGCTCACCCTCACAATGTTCACCGGCTACAGCGGGACGTTCGTCGCCTCGTTCTATGGCGACGCGGTTGACAATGCAGCCGCTTGGTCGGCCACCTCACGCCCTGACCAGATCACCAGGACCTCCGCGTCGGTAGCGGCGCAGTCAGGCGCGTCGGGCGCGGTTCTGGTGCACAATGTCGCTGCGATCATTCAGGAAATCGTGAGCCGCGCCGGCTGGGCGTCGGGCAATGCGATCCGCATCGGCAGCGCCTTCACAACGACGACGGGCGGAGACTGCGAGTATTACGACTTCACCGGCGATCCGACGAAGGCGGCAACCCTGTCGATCACCTATTCTGTACCGTCGAACTTCACCCAATCCATCGCCGCCTCAACCACGTTAACCGCATCACTGCGCAAGTCGGCCGGCCGCACGCTTGCCGTGTCGCTGTCGAGCGTCGCCAGCCTCCGCCGCGCGATCGGCAAGCCCATCTTGGCTACCTTCACCGGTACGCCCTCGCTGAGCGCCGGCAAGCGTGCCCTCGCGGCCATCAGCGCCTCGTTCACCGGGACCGTCACCATGACGCGCGCTGTGGGCCATCTCGTGACGCAGACCGTCTCTGCCTCCTTCTCAACGGCCGCGTCGCTCACCGCCCGTCTCAATGCCCGCGTGACGATCGCGGCGCAGGTCGTGCCCCAGGTGTCGATCAGCGCCGGCAAAGCCTTCCGCCGCACGATCACCGTCGCCGCGCCGTTCTCCGCGTTCGTGGGCCGGATCTATGCGGTGACGATCAGCGCGGCCTTCTCCGGCATCGCGTCGCTGTTCCACGCCTCGCAGTCCGCGCCGCCGCCGGATCGCCTGATCCAGCTCGGCAGCGCGAACCGCATCATCGACCTCCCCGCCTCCGCTGACCGGATCATCGAGCTATGACCACGCCCAAGCTGATCACCCCCGAGCCCCTCGTCTGGCCCGGCAAGTGGCCCGAAGAGGTGCTGAACTACGGCGTCAAATGGACGCGGCCGCTGGCTGGCGACATCATCGTCTCGGCGAGCGTGACGCAGATGTATGGCCACCTCACCATCGTGAGCCAGACGTTCGTCGGCGACCAGACCACCTTCGTGGTGAGCGGCGGCAAGTCGGGCGTCCCCTCCCTCATCAGCATCATCGTCACGACTGGCGCCGGACTTACGCTGGAGGCCCGCGGCTTCATCGGCGTGTCCTGACCGGCCGTAATCGCTCGGCAGCGCCGCCCATAGGGTTGGGCCATGGCGGCCCCTTACGACATCCATCTCCAGCGCAATGATGATTGGCAGGCGGGCTGGACGATCCGCCAGCGCGACGTCCCCGTGGACCTCACCGATTGCGTCCTCGCCGGCCATGTCCGCGCCCCGCTCGACAACACGACGCTGATCGCCTCGTTCGACATCGAGATCACAGACGCGCTGAACGGTGAAGCGACGCTGACACTGAAGGCGTCGGAGGGCTCGCCTCTCAATGCTGTGGGCAACGCGATCCAGGTGGCACGCCTGCCCTACGACATCCGCCTGACCTACCCGGACGGCCTGCACCTCGTCCTCGTCACGGGCCACGTCATCCTCAGCCGAGGGAACACCCACCTATGAGCGGCGGCATCTCGATCAAGGTTGAGGGCCCGCGTGTCGTTCTCGACATCGGCGCCGGGCGTGGCGCGAGTGGTGCAAGCGCGTATCAGGCGTGGCTCGCAGCGGGCAACTCGGGTTCGGTCTCCGACTTCATCGGCGATGTGAACTACCAGACGTGGCTGTCGGTCGGGAATGTCGGCACCAAGGCCGACTTCCTCAACAGCATGAAGGGCGCGCCGGGGCCGGGCCTTAACAACCGCGACCAATGGGTCAGCGGCACGACCTACACCTCCAGCGACTACGTGTTCGCGGACGATGGCAACGGCGGTCAGGCGATGTATGTCGCGCGCGGCGTGGCCGGGCACACGTTCGTATCGACGCTGCCTCCGAAGAACGACGCAAGCAACTGGAACAAGCTGAGCGCACCGCAGGGGCCTCCGGGCACGACCGCGCTCACCACCGATTGGGGCGATGGCACGGCCACGGATAAGGCTCCGGTGGTGGCGTTGGTGCAGTCCAAGCTCAATGGCAAGGCGGATGCCTCGGCGCTGGCCGGCAAGCTCGACGGAACCACCGCTGCGGTGATCGGCAAGCTGGGGTTCAATCCCATCCCGCGCGCCACCTTCGACGCGGCTCCGGCCCTAATCCTGCCTGCCAACACGCCGATGCTGGATATTTCCGGCAAGAGCGTCGCCGGCGACTATGGGGATGCCGCCTATCGGCTGGTGGCGACCGAGCCAAGCCATCCCGGCAAGATCCAGATCGGCGGATCAAGCGGCCCATGGTACGAACTCATCAGCGACTTTGCCCGCCCGGATCGCTTCATTCGCACCGGCGACACGGACGACAGCGCGTCGTGGAACCGGGCCCGCGATTGGATGGTCGCCAAGAACGTGCTGGCGTTTCAGCTTGAATCCCGTCCTTATGACATCAGTAGCGGGCAGGTTTCCTTTAACGGCATCGCGGCCCAAATCATCGGATCCGGCTATACCGAATGCGGCAACGTCAATGGCTGGAACGCCAACATGACGGCGTTCGGCAACGCCGCGAAAGGGACGTGGGTGCGTGCAGGCGCAACCGGCTTCCGCGCACTCACCTTCTCGGGCTCCAACGCTGACGCGCGCGGCGCGCGGATCGATCGCCTCGGCTTCGTACAGACGCACGCGAACCCGACCGCCGGCTGGGCGCCGACCAACTATGACTACCTGATCGAGAACGACAATACCTTCGGCGGCATGACGGTCGGCGACGTGATGTTCCTCGGCATCAACAAGGGCATCCACTGCGACCAGAGCGGGCGGCTGACCCTCGAATATTTCAAGGGGCAGTTCTACCGGGAGGGGCTGTATCTCGACCGAGCGCTCGACAGTACCTTCGTCCCTCGGATGCAGATTTGGACCTTCAACGGCCTGCCCGACCCGGTCGCGACATGGCAGGCTGCGAATGCAAAGGTCTTCCGTCTGTTCCGATGCGACGGACTGTTTGGCGGCACTGGCTTCGCCCTCGGAGTCAACACGACGCTGGAGCTGAACTCCAATGCCAACGGCTGGCCGACCGATATCCATTGGAGCAAACTGTGGTCTGACGTTTCCCAGTACGGCATCTACAACAATGCCGCTGGCGGCGCGCGCGTGACAATCCTGGATTTCGTTGGCCAGTGCGAAAACTATGCAAGCCACACGGGAGCTGCCCTTCCGAATAGCTATGGCTATTATGGAACGTCAGGCAGCGGAGGCGGGCTGATCACGCTCGGCAATTGCCGTTTCCAGCGCTTCTCAGGTGCCGGCATTTACAATGCTTCAAACACGACCGTCCTCGTTACCGGCGTGACGGTCGCTGATAACCATGCGGGTGCCAAAATTTTCTCGGCGCCGGGCGGTAAGCCGATTCAGATTTCGAACCCGTACTACCTTGTCGACGATGGCACAGGATCGGTCGGCGTCCGCGGCACGGATTATGTGCTGCCTTCCGGCGATCAAACGTATTATTTTAGCGGATTCTGCGACGGCTCTGGTGTGGCGAGTTTTAGCCATGGTTTGGGAGCGAACGCCCGGACGTATCTGCGTGATGCCTTCGCGATTGTGAAGGGCAACAGCGGCGAGGCTGTCGCAATGACCATGGGCAGCATGGACGGCTCCGGGATCAACTTCTCGTCGAATGCGATCTATGCCGGCCGCGCATACCGGGCTCGTCTGACGGTTGCGCCAGACATTGGAGCCTCGTGGTAGCGCGCCAGCACCTCCGCCGTTTAGGCCGGCCGAGGTCTCTGCGGAGGCGATGAAACGATCTCGTCGATCGCACCCTTGATTAGCAACTGCACGCGCCCCTGTTCCTCGGCCGACCCGGCGTAGGTCGCGGCCTCGTCCATCACCGCCCCGATCTGGCGCAGATCTCGCTCGTCCACTACGCCACGTCGCTGAAGCGAGCTCATCAACTGAAGGATGCCATGAAGAGCGGCGGATTCCATAGAGTTCGTCACCCTCAATCCTCCTTCACCCACTGATCGGTCCAATGGATCTGCACGGCATGAATGTCGATGTCTTGGTGTTCATCGATAGAAACGCGAACTTCGGTCTGATCGACATCGCGAGGCAGTGAGAAGCGGTGCTCAACCAGCAATCCCTTGGTCGGCGCCGTCAGCGTTTCATCGCCCTTGGCCCAAGTCACGGTAGCCTCATCCGACACAACATCGCTCGCGACCCGGATCGGTGCGCCGTTCCGTGATGGTCGGGCCTCCCCGAACACGCGAGCAAAATAGTTGCCGGCTTTCAGGGGCATATATGGGCCGTAGACAAGCGTCCCCGGCCGACCTGTCGAGCGGATCGCGGAGAACTGTTTGTTGCCAACGGCGGTGCGCAGTCTCGGATGACCAGCCCTGAAATAGTATCCCGGGCCAACGTCGGCGCGAGCGTCCCGCCTGCCGCGCATAATGCCGTCGACCTCCGCCTTGATGTCGGCATACCGGGTCTGAAAGTCAGGAGACTTTGAGCGAAGCCGCTGCCGAATGAAGGGGCCGTGATTGGTGTAACCAGAGTTCGCGACCTCAAAGACGAAAGAGTCCCCTAGCCCGCGCGTCTCCACCATGTCACGGAGGATATCGTACAATATCCACTGATCGTCCGGGATGCTCTGGCTCCAGATGGTGGCATGCAGGAAATCTTGGTCGGGGATGTCCTCGACCCTCCGCCAATATTTCTGGATTAGGTCATGTGCGACTGCGTGAGACAAGTTTAGCGCAAAACCCCCAGCATTGATGTCATAACCATGTTCCGATGCACAGAAGCCGGAGAAAATGCCTGCGTACTGCCCTTTGTCGGACAGGTAATGGCGCACGTCGAAGTCCATGTCACCAATGAACGCATCTGCATCAAGATAATAGACCCAGCCTCGGACCCCTCGATCAAGCATCTCCTTCAGCATGTAGACGCGGTTATAGGTGGACTGCCACGCCATATGGCCGCGCTTCACCCCGACGAAGCTCTCATATTTAAATCCATTGCGGATGCAGAACTGCCGCACCGTACGCGAGGTTTGATGCAGCATCGGATAATAGAAAACCGGGTCTGCGGTCTGGATGAAGGTGATGTCTGTCATGGTGGCGATTAGCCTTTGCGGCCAATGATGAACGCGCCGTGATAGCCGCCATGATTGCTATGCTGGACAGTGAAGCGCCCGATCCCAGCCTTATAAAGCATAGCCATGATCTGGTTCAGATCATAGTCGTACATCATCATCGTTCCCGAACCCGGCGCGGTCTCAATGAGCGTCTTCATCCGCTCTCCGTCCCACGACACATAATCCATGCCGAGACCGCCCATGGTGACAGCGCCGCGCTCCTTGAAGGTCGTGAACTGCACGGTCACACCGCCGCCAGGCGCCAGCTTGTCGAGCAGCTTCTGGAACAAGGGCAAGCCGTTGGCCGGATGGATGTGCTGGAACACGATAGTCGAGTTGATCCAATCGACCCGATCGGCAGGAATCTCATCAATCGTCTCATGGATGCTGACGTTGCCAGGAACATTCTTGCGGGCCTCCGCACGCATTCCCTCGGCGACATCGACGCCATAGACTTTATCGGCTACCTCAGCCATGGCGCAGCACAGGCGCCCAGCGCCACAGCCAAAATCGATCGCGGACTTCGGGCTGAAGGCGCCATAATGCCCCCGGAGCACTTCGAGTTGCCACGCGATGTCGGCCCGGCCGGTTGCCCAGAAATGCTCGATCCGCTCAGGCGTCAGATTCTCGCGGAAATATTCCACATGGCTAAACACGCCATAATAAGGCTCGCCAGCGATGCCCTGCCAATCTTCGTCCGTGTTTCTAACAGCCATTTACGCAACTCCGAAATTTGGGCGCAACATAGCCAGCACCCTCGGCGGCGCAAGCGGGGTTCAATGGGCAGTTGGAACCGCCAACCGAACATCCGGCCGATCGATCACGATGAGAGGCAGGCACCGTTCCGGCGGCAGCGTCCCGTCCATCACTTCCGGCGGTATCGGCTCTCGCAGCGCGAAGTCGGCACCGGCTTCTATCGGAAGCCGCTTACGGTCCAACCCTTCGATGCAGATCATGCGAGCGGGAATCCTGTACTGCTCGCCCTTCGCCACCAGCCATTCAGGCACGATCCAGAGCCAGTCCTGGTGCGTGATCAAATCGCACTCCAGGACATATTCCCCAACTGCTACAAGTGCTCGCCTGACCATGGCGCACCCTTACGTGCGTGCTTGCGCTTCGCAAGCGAACTTCGGTTGCGATAATTACCGCAGTACGAGAGCGGCGTCAGCAGGACCCGCCGCAGCCTCGCGTCGCGCTCATTCGCGCTACGAACGACTAAGCCGCCGCCGGTTTTGAAATCTCGGCCGGCGGCATGTGTATCAGCTCAGAGCATAGGGTTGCGCCAGACATGCGTGCCATCACAGCGAAGATGCTCTTCACCGTTGGTCCGGTCAAAGCGCGCGGGCTGCTCGTTCTCCAAACGCCAGCCATGAGACTGCAAATCCCGAATGATGCGGAACTCTGCCTCGCGGCTGTGGGTGCCCACCACCATGTAACGGACGCGTTCGGTGAGAAAGTCGAGCGCCCCCCCGATCACATCGGCCTCGGCTCCCTGTACGTCGAAATGGATCAGATCGACGACCTTCTCGTCCTTGAGCAGCGTCGGGATGCTGATACTCTTCACCATATCATAGCCGTCGCGCGGCTCAGGCGTCTCCGAGAAGAGGGCGGACTCGCCCCAGTCGCCAAGCACGTCAATCTGTGGAAACAGCGCGTAGCCATCCTTTGCACCAGCAACCGCGGCATGGATGTTGTGGAACGACGGATCAAAGCCGTTGTCGGCGAAGTTGATCTTCAGGTTCTCAACGCGCCCGGCGCTGCCCTCCACTGCATAGAGGCGGATCGGGCCGCGGCGGATCTGGCGGGCTAGCACGCCGCCGTTCACACACCAGGTTCCGAGGCCGGCACCAAGCTCGGCCATCACGAATGGGCCGATCCCAGCCTCGACGGCCTTGATCGTGCCGACATACTCAATTGGCTCTGCCACAAAATCGCCGATGCGCGTTGGGATGTCGTTGAACACCCTGCCGCCGAGATCGCGAGTGACGGTGGTAAGCGCAGCGCGAGTGCGACCGCCGATGAAATTGTTGATGTAGTCCGGGTCATGCGGCGCAGGGGCCAACCGCCGGCGCATCAGATCTTCGTCCCCGAGCGAAAGACCATGGGCAAGGAGGTCGACGTGCGGCTGAAACCGGGCAACGAACTCTTGACACGCGACTGTCGACCGAAGGGCCTCCGAGAGGCTGAGCCCAGACGAAGCATGTGCCTTGACGACAGCATCGCTCTCGGGCTCGCGGCCAAGCACGCCACGATAGACTTCTCGGACCAGATCTTCGGTAAACTGTACCACGCGAACTCTCCCAAATATTTGCTCACCCTACCCTGCCGGGCGTGCCGCGCAAGCGAACTTCAGTCGGGATAATTCCCGCTGTCGGCGATCCGGGTTGCCAGCACCGGCCGTAATCGCCCACCCCGCCCGGCCATAGCGTCGGCGCATGATCGCCCTGACATCAGTAGAGCGCGCGCGCTTGATCGCAGAGCGTCGCGCCATGCTCACGCAGTCCGACATCCGATGACGCACGCCGCGACCCTAGGCGCGAAGATCGCGGCGATCAGCACAACGTTCTCGCCGTATCCCGCCAGCTTCAACGGCAATCCGTGGCTCTACGGCATGTCGCTAGCCTCCCTCATGGCGATCACGATGTTCAGCGCGATCGTCTGCGGCTGGATGATGCGCGACATCTGGCGGGACCGGTTCAACGACCACCCGACCACGCCCGTCTTCCTGTTCCGGCTCATGGTCGCGATCATCAGCTTCACGGCCTTCCTGCGGTGCCTGCCCGAGGTCGCCTACATGACCTGCTACGGCGAGGTGACTGGTGACACGATGGGCCAGATCCTCACTGTCAAGCGCATGGCGGATGTCATCGCCCTACCGCTGGTCGTCGGCTGGATGACCATCCTGGTGCTGGTCTATCCATTCGTGACGCTCGCCCTGAAAGCGCACCGCCAGCTTGGAATCGGCTTCGTCGATCCGCTCGGCGTCTGGCCCCGACTTGTTCGGCCGGTCGCCATCCTGTTCACGATCCTTGTGATTGCGTCGCTTATGGCTGCGGCGAAAGGGTCCATGGGCCATGGTGTGTGAGCGATCTACCCGCCCGCACCGCTGCCCTTGCCTGCACCGGTTGCGTCAGCGTCATCGGCCTCGACTTTCAGGCTGCGCCGGTCCTGATCGGGCTGTCCGCCGCCTTCCTCGTGCGGGTGCCGCTGATCAAGCCCAAGGGTCGGCTGGTGTCGGAAGCGTCCTTCACGCTGCTCGGGATGCTCGGGGCCTTCGTGACGATCGTCGATCAGAAGATCGGTCCAGGCCCGGCGTTCTGGACCGGCATCGGATTCGGCGCGGTGTCGGCGTCCCTCGCCGAGCTGGGCAAATCTGCGATGTACGGCGCGTTTCAGGAGCGGTTGCAGGCTGCCGGCCGCGCGCTGCTCGGGCTCAGCGGGGGAGCGCCTAAGCCGTGACCCCAGCCGAACAGCAGGCCCTCGCTTATACCGACCACGACCTCGACACCGACGAGGGCACGATCCCCTACGTCTATCTGGATCACCTCGGGTTTCAGACGATCGGGCGCGGCATCCTCGTGGACCGGCGCAAGGGCGGCAAGCTGCTCCCCGAGGAGATCGCCTTCATCAACCAGAACCGGCTCAAGCGGGTGCTGGCGGGCGTGCAGGGCGAGCCCTGGTATCCGTCCGTGGCCAACGACCCGGTGCGGCTCGCGGCCATCCTCAACATGCAGTTCCAGTTGGGAAGCGAGAGCGACGAGGAGTTCGTCTCCTCCTTCGCCTGCATCGCGAAGCGCGACTGGATCGGCGCCGGCAAGAACCTCCGCGCATCGCTGTGGGCGAGCAAGCAGACACCAGCTCGCGCGAACCGCGTCATCACCGCCATCGAAACAGGGAAACGGCCATGACCGATACGCCCATCACCGTCTACGAATCCGCCCTGACGCCCATCCTGCGCTCGCTGGTCACCAAGGCCGTCGTGGCCGCTGGCGCCGCATTGGTCGCACATGGCTTCCTCTCCGAGGATCAGGTGAACGCCGCGGTTGCGCCGGTCACTCAGGAAGTCGTCGGCGCGATCATCGCGCTCGGTTCGGCCGCCTACGCCGCGTGGGCCGCCAAGCGCACGAACGACAAGCTCGTCACCACCGCCTCCGCCGCGCCGGACAGCGTGGCCATCGTGAAGGGAAATTGAGATGAAGCGCATGTTTCTGATGATACCGTTGGCCGCGCTGGCGCTGGCAGCTTGCTCGACCGTGGGCACAGTCAGGCTCAACGCCGACAAGGCTTTCCTGACCGCGCAGGTCGCGTTCAAGTCGGCCCAGCAGACCACGCTGGCGACCTGCACCGTTCCGACGGTCCAGACGACCGCAGCCTGCCAGACCGCCATCGCGCTGCTCCACACCGGCGCTCAGTACGAGGCCGCTGGCTTCTCCGCACAGCAGGCCGGCAGCGCGTCTGACGAGGCGACCGCCGTCACCAACCTCACCAACCTGATCGGGCAGCTGACCGCGCTCGGCGTTCTGAAGGCGAACTGACATGGCGAAGCTCACCGAAGCCGAAGTGCTGGAGATGCTGGCGACCGCGACCGGCCTCGTGGCGCAGCTCAGCACCCTCGTTCCGCAGCTGGTCGAGAACTATCAGACCGTGAAGACGGCGCTGGGTGAGGACGATGCGGCGGCCGTCGAAGCGCAGATCGTGCAGGTGCATGCCGATGTGCAGTCGCTCGATGCGCAGTTGATGGCGCTGAAGGCATGACCGAGGGCTGGGGTGGAGACTGAGATGGACGCGCTCCAATTCGCCTACTGGCTTCAGGGGTTCGCCGAACTCAATGGCGCACCTCCGAGCGAAGAGCAGTGGCAATCGATCCGCAATCACCTCCAGCAGGTGTTCAAGAAGGTCACCCCGCAGATCGGCGGCATCCCCAAGTTTGAACCGAGGGATTTGGGGCCAGCGATCGCCCAACGCCTTCCTCCCACATGGGCCGAATGCAGCTCCGCCGCTGGAGTGAACGACGGCTGCGGCACGCGTGTGGTCATCTGTTGACCCTCCTCGGACGCCTCACCGGGTCGGAGCCGCCCAAGCTCGCCGATGGGGCGTTCGCCTACGTGGATGGCGCGGGTCCGCTGCGCGACCAGTTCTGCATTCGCGTGCGCTCCGGTCCATCGCTCTCCGTCGACGATCCCGCGATCGGCCCGACTTTCACCAAGCTCGATCGCGCGCAAGCTTATGCCGACTGGTGCAACGGCACCGGCGGCTTCAGCTATGGTGCTGGCGCGGTCTGAACTGGGCGATGCAGGTGAATAGGCGCTCGCCTGCCGGGGGGAACATAAAGCCGACGAACGCCACAGAGTTTCTAGTCAGAATGAGCTTAATGAAAGGTAAATGAGGCGCGGGCGAATTGCCCGGTCGCCCATATCGGCCGCTAATTGATCCGATCGTCACGCGGCGCGTTACCTTCCCATGGACACGCCACCTCTCAAGCCGCCGTCAGAGATGACCGACAAGGAACTCCTGCGCGAGTGGGAATGCTTGGACTGCGACGTCGAGGAAGAGGACGAGCGGACCAAGGCCCTCGCGGCCGAGCTGGATAAGCGCCAGATAGACGTCTGATCCGCGGCACCCCATATTGCTGCCATGCCCTACATGTCTCTCGCCAACATGCGCCAGAACGGCGCAACCTCCATCTGGGCTTATTGCGAGTGCGGGCACGCGGCAGTCGTGGATGTGACGGGCTGGGATGAGGCGCTGGAGGTGCCGAACCTGCGCTTCAAGCTGCGCTGCTCGAAATGTGGCAAGCGGCCGAGGCAGACGGTGCCTAATTGGCCGGGCCGTGGTGTGAACCCGAACCCATGATGGGGTCGGGCTACATATGGGAACAGTGTGAGAACATCAGCCCTTCGCGACGATTCGTCAGAGGCTGAAAACGCTGGTTCTGATCGCTGTTGGTTTACAGCAGTTTGTAAACTGCCCGGCGCCGTGACTGCTAACCCATTGAAAGATGGTAGCGGAGGAGGGACTTGAACCCCCGACACGCGGATTATGATTCCTGAGCCCAAGACGGCATTTTCGTTTCGTATCAGCGACTTATGTAGATTGTGGTTTACAGTTAATGCCCGTCAAAAGCCCCACGAATCCGTAGCCTACCGAGCGCTTGTAAACCGATTTAGGCGCTTAATCGCTCGACCAGAGACACGACAACGCGGGCCTCGTCGACATAGCGAGCGCGGATCTCGGCGATCTTCGCGGCGGTCCATCCGATCACGCGGGCGATCTGCTCGTCGGTCAGCCCCTTCGACGCAAGGAAGGTGACGTAGCTCCCGCGCAGGTCATGAATGGTCCGGTCGAAGCCGGTGGGCTTTCTGCGCTGCCAGACCGTCTCCAGCCCGCTTTCGGTCCACGCCTTGCCCCGGCTGTTGAGGAGGACGGCGCCATCCTTCCGCCCGATCTCGTCGAGCAGGGTCTGAAGCTCCGGCAGGATCGGTATGACAGCCCGGCCGCCGCGCTTGCGGGTCTTCTCGATCGTGATCTGCTTATCGAACACCTGCGCCCATTCCAGATGCACCAGATCGCCAAGCCGGAGCCCCGTGAGGCTCGCCAGCTTCAAAGCTGTCATCACGTGCGCCGGGAAGTCCTTCAGCCCCTCCACGGCCTTCCAGTGGCGCTCCTCCCAAATCTGATCGGACTTGTCAGCGGTGTGGAGCAGTTCGATGCCGTGGCAGAAATGGCGCTCCAGCTTGCCGTTCTCGGTCGCCCAGTTGAGGATCGTCACCATCATGACCGTGGCCTTGTCAGCCGATCGAGGCTGAGCCGCCCACTGGTTGCGCCATTCGATCACGTCGCCGCGCATCCGCCAGTCAGTGAACGCGCCGAGCGGGGTTTCGCCGAATCGCTGGGAAATGCGGGTGAGCCACAACCGATAGTCGCGCTTCGTCTGGTCGCGCAGCTTCAGATATTTCGGGCTCTTCTCATAATCCGCGATCAGGCTGTCGACCGTGTTCCCGCTGGTGCCGAAGGCGGTTCCCTGGGCCTTGTATTGCGCGTCTAGAAGCTCGCGGGTGACGACCGGCTTGGCCCCATCCTGCTGGAGGATGCAGGGGCCGCCACGCCATGCGTACACATAATGCCGAACGCCACCTTTCCGGGGCTTACTGACGATGTGCAGGCCGGTCACGATTCTGGTCCTTCGCCTTCCAGCGGTCATATTCACTCTCTGCTCGCGATTCTCCCGGCGGATGGACGGTCACCCCATCTGACCGGATGTCAACCGGCCCGATCGGCAAGCCGTATCTGCGGAACACGTCGAGGACGCTTTCGACCTCGCTGACGGGCACGAGGCGGCGCTTCGTGGTCATTCTCCCCCTCCCCGCCCCGCCGCAGCGAGCATGGAATTGAGAGCAGCGCGCCCGAGATACGCCATCTCCGCGTCGGTCATCTCGATAGGCGGCAGATCGCGGTGCTGGCTCCAAGCAAGCTGGATCGCCGCGCCGATGGTCTGGGCCATGCCCTTGGCTTCATCCTCGGTCATGACCATGGGCTCGCTACCCGGCGCTTGGCCTTGCCGCACTTCGAGCACCTGCTCTCTTGAATGAGATGTCCTCTTTCGGTCGTCGCCTCGTCCCGCCAACGGGACCAATCGTGCCAGCACATCACTTCGAACCCTCCCCCGGAGCCTCGATGGCGCGGATGGCTGTGGCAATTTCGCGCCCGATAATCCTCGTTATGTTGTAGTCGGAATCGGCTAGATGTTCAGCCACTCCCGCCGCCGCATCCCGCCCAGCGATGAAGCCGGTGGTGAATGATGAACGCGGTGCGCTCAGTTCGAGGATGCGGCCAGAGCCTCCGCACAGATCGCAACCATCAACGATTGCGGCGGCGCAGTTCGGGCACGCGATACCGGGAGCCTTCGCAGCTTCCAGCCGAACCGCTTCTTTTCCCTCCCCCGCCGGGGCTGGCGGTGTGCGGAGGGCGGCAGCCTTCTCCTCCCAATAGATTGCCTGCTCGATCGCATTGCAATCGGCGTCCGCATTGTCGCGCAATTCGCGCGCTGTCCGAAGCATGTCGTCAGCCCTCTCCACCTCGGGAGTGGCGGCGGGCGAAGAGGGGGCGGCGGTTCCGCTGATCCAAACGTGTTCTGTCGCAGACGCGGACTGCCAGCCATGGTAGCTGATTTCAGCCTCTGCATCTTCCTTGCGCACGAACCGAACTGCTTTGCTCGCGTCTTTGGTCCAATTCTCTTGCTGGAGCGTCGGATCTACAGCGTTCTGGACCTCCCATCTGCCATAGATCGGCGCCCACCATTTTCCGGCGCGTTCAATGAGCCACCCATCCGCCACCCCGCGCGCCGATGCTGCGAATCCTTCAAGGTTGCGCTCGACGATGAGGCGAAGTTCTTCCGCAGTCACCAGCATCATGTCGGGCTGATCGTCCGGGCTATCGCGGTCGGGAAGCTCGGATACATCCTGAATGATCGTTGCTACAGCCGCTTCTATTTCATTGGGG